TCAATTACCTGTTTTTGCCGACCCGACGAGCGAAATAAGCGACCTCTCTTTGGCCTCGGTATAGTGTTTGCCGTGAACCTTCTCGTCGTGGCCCAGGGCCTCGGAACTCATGAAGCGGTCGACATCGTCCCAGATTTGCCCCCGGGTCCGGCGCAGGGCGTGGGTTGTGATGTGCGGCATGGAGACGGTCTTGGTCACGCGGGAGAACGCCTTTATCACCGCATGCGTCTGCACCGGCGCGCCGTTCGCCCCCACGAACACCTCACTGTGCGCCTTGGGCAGAGACAGCAGGAGGTCTACCAAGCGCGGGTACATGGGGATTTTGCGCCCCCTACAGGTTTTGGTCACCGCAGCCGGCAGCGTTATGAACCCCGTCACCGTGTTTACCATGTTCCACTTCAGAGCCATAACTTCCCCGATCCTCATCCCTGTGAGGTACTGACATTCTATTATATTCTTTAGCCAGACAGGGGAGGCGTTGTATAGCAGCTGCCACTCCGGGCCGCCCTCCCTCCCATCGTCGAGCATTATCCTCTTTGGCTCGGCAACGCCAACTTTTTTCAGAGCCTTTATGGGGTTGTACTCGATCAGGCGCTCCATGACGGCCCAGTCGAGGGCCATCATTAATTCGTTGGTTTCATGGTCTATGGTGCTTGGGCTTATGAAACTGCCGGATCGTTCAAGCCACACTCCATCCTCCTTATAGCGTATAACTTTCCGCTCTTGCAGCCTGGCGCGCTGGTACTCTTCAACGTCGGAAACGCGCAGTTTGGTTACCGGGATAAGCCCCAGCAACCGGTCTATCGGCTTGAAGTGTAGAACCCTGTCCGGGCCGCTTTTAACATGCAACAGTCTACGCTCGGCGTACTCAGCACAGATGTGCCTGAGGAGGTCGCCGCAGGGGGCGCGCCTGGGGAAGTGCTTCCCCTCATATATCTCGGCAGTTCGTTTTGCCAGAAGGGCCTTGGCCGCCTTTAGATTTCCGCCGGCTCGTTCCGTCAGCCAAATCCCGTCCACGGTGGTGTTCAGATAGTAGACCGGTGTCCCGTCGGCCTTTGGCCGGCATCTCAGCCCTGTGGGACAGGTCGGGGCTTTTCCCATGGCATCCGCTCCTTGTTTTTCGGAGGTGGCTTTCTCAGTGTCTTTTTTGAAGTATAAGTTCTGGCACATAGTGCCGGCAAACCTTTCTTGTATATGTGTAAAATTATGTCGGGACGGAACCGCACGTCCCGCCCAATTTTTAATGAGGGCAGGAAGCCGCTGCGTGCCCATTGGCGGATGGTCTCCACCGGCATATCAAACAGCCTGGCGACATCGCTCGCGCGCATGAGAGGCGGAGGCGTCTCTACAGCCTGTTCCGTGGCTATTGGCTGGCCCATGTTTATTTTCCCCGTCTGCTGGTTCCGTGGCGGTCCATATATGCCCTTACCTCGGCGATCGTGTACCACCTGCGTTTGCCGCGGCCAAACCGCTTACTCGGTATTCCCGGCGTGTGGTAAAGCGTCCCGACTGAGATGCCAATTGCCTCGGCCACAGCTTTCAGGCTCATAGGCCTGTTCAGGTGGGCGTTGTCTTGGCTGCTCCTGGCTTCGATTAGCCTGTCAAGTTGCCTGGCGATGTACGCCATGTCCTCTGGATGCAGCCTAATCACCTCGTGCCTTTGAGGCACGGACATCTTTTTAACAATCTTAGGCATTTTCATTACAATCCTCCATCTATGATTTTCCCGCGAACACCCCGAGGCGGTCGCGGGCCATGGTTATATAGTCTGGATTTAATTCTATTCCTATGTACCGTCGCCCTACCACTGATGCCACGAGTCCCGTAGTACCAGTTCCAAAGAACGGGTCGAGTACCACATCTCCCGGCCTGCTGCCGGCGAGAATGCAGGGCAGGATCAAGTCCTGCGGGAAGACTGCGAAGTGTGCGCCGCTGTATGGTTTGGTGGTTACGGTCCAGACGTCGCGCTTGTTCCGCAGCGGCCTGTAATGGTAAACGTTGCCGGACTTTGTACGGGAGCGAAGGACAGGGTGATCAGCTTGCTCTTTGCCGCAGTACCGCGGCGGACAGGCCCTCATACGGCCTTTGCCCGGCTGGCGGAAGGATCCCGATTGCAGGGCGATGTCTTGATTTATTCGGGCCAGCGTGCTGTCCGCGCATGGCTCGGCGATTGCGGCCGCATCGAAGTAGTAGTGGCGCGATTTGGATAACAAGAAGATGTACTCGTGCGACCGAGTACACCTGTCGCGGACGCTCTCCGGCATTGGATTAGGTTTGTTCCAAATGATGTCTTGCCGCAGGTACCAGCCGTCAGCGCGGAGGGCGAATGCCAGCATCCACGGGACACCAATCAGGTCTTTGGGCTTGTAACCACTGCTGCCACGGTTAAATCTTCGCCCATCATGTTTTTGTGTGACGCGGTAGGGCTTTCCATTGCCCCGTATAAATACACGCTCACTATCGCCCCTGCCGCCAGTGCTATGGGCATACGAATCACCAATTACCACCCACAGCGTGCCGCCATCACATAACACGCGCCGCACCTCCCTAAACACATCCACCAGCCGGGCGATGTACTCCTCCGGCGATTGCTCAAGGCCGATCTGACCAGCGGCGCCGTAGTCGCGCAGGCCGTAGTACGGCGGCGAGGTGACGCAGGTCTGGGCGACAGCGTCCGGCAGGGTGCGCAGGGTGGCGAGGGCGTCGCCGTGGAGGATCAATTGTCTGCCTCCTTATACATTCGACACGTCGGGCAATCTTTCGACGGGCCGAGGTACCCGTCATGGAGTGCGTAGTGGCATGCCGTGTCATCATCCTTTGTGAGGAGCCAAGACGGCATAATCGGGGTGTTGCCCCGTTGTCCTTTGTATGATGCGCTGACATCATTTAGGTTAGGCATAGCCCGCCTCCAATTCTATGGCGTAGTCCAAACCGTCCGCAATTTCGGCCATACGGCGGCGGTCTGCGTCCAGTTTTTTTATCAGCGCATCCTGCTCCGCAATATGCTCCAGCAGGGCGGAGATATCTTGCCGAGAGTGCTCGATGAATATGGCATCCGGATGGTCAATGTAATCGTCATAGCCGTGGTGATGTTCCATGCCCGGCTTTGACTTTGCAAGGGCGTCGGCGCGACGCATACCCTGCGAACCACGCTCGTGGAGCGCTCCATCATATTTTTCATAAACTTGGAATGATGGGGCCGCACCATCCATACCATAGCGTTCGAAATTCATAACGTAATATCTACCGCTATGAGCGGTGAGCAACTTCACGTCGCGACAATCTTTTTTAACCTCCCACTCCCACGGCCCTGGCGTAGCCTTTTCCGCCCGTTCGCGGATTTCAGTTAATTGATCTTTTGACAACATTTCTTTATCCCCTCCTCGGGTCGTAGTTTTTAAATTCGACGCTTCTGTGGATGCGCCGGTTATTTGTCCACCGTTGCAGGTGGCGGGTTATTTTTGGGGCTCGCGGCTTGTTATAGATCATCACGTAGGGGCTGTAGCCCAGTTCGCGCAGGGTGGTAACCCGGTATAGGTCTTGCTCGTGCGTGCTGTTGTAGTTGGTCAGGACGTAGACTACCAGCCGCCGGTAGTCGTTGCCGCGCCATGCCGCTTTGAAGCGCCGGAATTGCAGGGTCAGGTCTTCGTTTGGATTGTCCCATGCGAAATGCAGTCGGCTGATCCGCATTTTATTAATGGCAGAAATCACATCATCATCTGCGAGGCGGATGTCGAGTCCCTGAGCGAACTCTATGTACGCCCTGCTTTTAACAAGCTGATCCAAGAGTCTCATGCGGTCGGCGCAGGCGAGTATGTTGGGATCGAGTAATTTAATGTTGGTTTGGCCGTCCCAGAATGAATCGAGATCGGCCACAGCCCTTGATTTGATGCCCTCCTTGCGCGAGACAATGCACCACGGACACTGCCGGGGACAGCCGCGCGACAGGAACCCGTAGGCGGTGCCGAGGTATTGCGGGTAGATGCTGTAATCAGGGTACGCATATTCTGTACTGCTGGGCAAATCCGGCCCGTCGCTGCCGTAGCCCGTACCGCCCATGCCCATGATACCAGCGTAGTATAGCCGGTTATCGTCGGGGGTGTGCGTGAAAATCTTTGACTTATAGACGACGTCATAGATGCCGAGTGCGCGTACCCATTCCACGCTGTCGCCGCGTGCCTTGTGCACGGCGGACAGTTTCATTAGCGGGAGGTTCGGGAAGTTGTGGGAATCGACGTCTATGAGTCCGATTTTCACTCTTTGCCCTCCTCGTGAATATTGCCGATGACTTCCAGCGTGTTATAGCCGTTTGTGTGGCAGTCGCCGTCATCGTCAGTAAAACACGGACCATTACCACGACATTCTTTAACCGGAGCGTCACCGCATTTTGTATTGATGCACCCCGGCACCTCAAATACTAATTCAATTACGCCATCCAACAGCTCCGGCCTTGCATTCAACCAATCAGCAATGTCCTTTGGGTTCTGCAACAGGCACGTAAGACCCTCAAGCCTATTAACAAACTCTTTCCAGATAATGCCATTCGCTGTGGTGTCGCACAGCCCACCCATCAGATCAGCAAGCGCTTTGCGTATCCTGTCCATTAAATGACCTCCTGCGGTTTCAGGTTTAAATACCATTCGATGGTTTTTATTGCCGACTCTGCGCCGTGGCATACTGATGCGGAGTAGCCTTGGGCTGTCAGTTGTTCGATCCACCATTTTTGTTCCGGCGACGTTACGCCGCCGCGGGTACGCTTCATTTCGATTTTCAGGCCGTGGTAGCCGCCGCGGGCGACCGGGAGGTCTATGTCCGGCACTCCGCTCTTGACGCCCTCGGCCTTGAGCTTGGCCGCTACGGCTTTCCTGCGGTGACCGCCGTTGGGTATGGCGTGCAGAAGGGCAAGCTCCGGGCGCAGCGGAAGGTTGGCTTTCGCCCAGTCAAAAACTGCCTTCTGCTCCTCGTGCTCGTGCGGGACGGGGATCTGCGGTTTAAGGGTTGGCATTGGTTCCGCCCCTTTCGGACAGTTGTTTTTCGGCGTCCTCACGGGCGTCGCTGGAGCAACATTCTCCGGTGCGGAAGCTGTAGGCCGTACAGTCGCCGATATGCGCCCTGACGTGTTTATCAAACGCCGGGCTGTTGAACCTGCAGGGCGATTTTCCGCTACTGCCGCATATGTACTTGGCGCCGTACTTCCGGCATTTGTTTGGGAGGTCTGGGCGGCCCATGCTATTCTACCTCCCACGGGAACTCTTGAATGAGTGGTTCGCCCCATATATCGGCGAGGTTGTCTTTCAGAAAGACGGGTATGCCGTAGTCGCGGCATCCGTTGACGATTTTTTTGATCCACTCGCGCTTGGGAATAACCTTGTCTTTGCGGTTTCCGGTCTCCATACCAACAATCACCCAGCTGGCGCATCCCCAAGCGAGGAGGGCTGGGTCGAACTGGGCCGCTATAGGTTCTATACTGAGGAATGTTTGGTGTGTGCCCACATAATAAGCGTATTGATCAGGACTCGTTACTGTCATTCCATACCAGTGATTGTTGCGCTTAGGCAGTGCGTTTGCCGCGGCGAGCTTAAGGTATCGGTCCGGGCTTTTCGTGAGGAACAAGTAGTGGTGCTGCGGCGACTTCTCACAAGCATCGAACACCTCCTTGATCCACTCGTCCGGCACTGCGGGGTGGAAGAGATCCCCCATGCTCTGTACGAATACAGCGCGCGGCTTCTCCCACTTCGCCAGTTTTTCGAGCTGCTCGAAGTGCGTATGCGGCTCGCAGAATGTTTTGCACTTGGGGCACGTAAACAATCCGCGTTTGGCCATCCGCGCCGCGTAGCAGTACGCGCACACTTGAGGCTTATCGCGCGTGCCGCCTGGGCCGAAACACCAGTGGCCCAACGGGTTAATCGTTTCATCGCACCAATCAATTTTTGTTGGCATTACTATCTTTCCTTTCCGTTTCATGTTTTCTTCGTGGCTGGCAAGCCTGCAATGCCCCCATGCGTCTAAATGGTCACACTCAGGCTCGCCTGAGAATGTACTGGGCGTGTAGCCGGTGCACCCGACACAATTACGTGAGAGGCGACCCCTCTCCGGGTTCCACGGTGCGGTGCAGTAGTGCAGCACCCTATGGAATTTCGCGAGGCTCGGCAGCGTGTTTTCTGTCATTGGACAGCAGCCCTTTCCTTGGCCGCTTCCACCCGGCGTTCCTCCCATCGACGGGCCGCCCTTTTCAGCTGACGCTCCCTCGCCTCCGCTTCTTCCGCCGCGTAGGTTTCGTGGGCGCTTTCCATCTGGCCGACGGCCATCAGGAACCGGGCCGCACGGGTCATCAGGCGCACGGCCGCCAGCCTCAGACATTCGCGGCTGTGCTCGTCACCACGGCGGAAGAACTCAATCGCGGCGGCGTTGAACGGCCTAATACGGTCATCTGTTACCCACCCCATGGCGACCAAGGCGTCTACGGGAAACTCCGGGTACAATTCAGTATCAAGCGCGAGGCCCCTGATTACCTCAACGATTACGTCCTTGAAGCCTGTACACCCGGCCATGTCGGCGCAGCGGAGTATGTCGGCCGCCCCTGCCAGCACACCCGAACTTTCGGCGGTTGGCGCAGCGGCCCTTTTCTTGCATGTGGTCTTTCCCATACAAATCCCTTTTCCTCGGTTAATATTTATAGGCCCGGCGGGCGGATCGGCTGCTCCGCCCTTACACCCTCCCGCCGTTACCGCACCGGGCTATTCGCTCGGAGCTTACGCCCCGTTGAATAGATTACAATTTCTGCCACCACTGTTCGCCGGCTTCTGCCGGGTCTTTTGCGCGCATTCTCCTGTCTGGGCCCGTGAGCTTTATCACCGGGCCTGATGCGAGGCGGGAGGCTACGCGGTCGCCGAGGAGGTCACCTATTTCCGCCGGCGACAGGTTGGTCGTTATGAGCGCGGGCGTGTTGTTCCGGGCGAGCCGGTCTATCAGCAGCGTCCACGTTTCTACCACGTGCTTGCTTTTCAGCTGCACGCCCAGATCGTCTATGATGGCGATGTGGGGGCGGCCGTCTTCCGGGGCTATGCGGTTGAGTATCTCCGCCTCGCCCTGCGGCGCGTTTTTCTCGTAGCTGTGGCGCAGGCGCAGGAAAGTCTCATTGGCGAACGTGATCTCCGCGGGCTTGCCCTCCGAGTTGAACCGCTTCATTGCGGCGCATGCGACGTAGGTTTTGCCCGTGCCGCAATCGCCGTAGAGGTAGCAGAACCCCCGCGGCGCGATGATCCACCTCTTGAGCAGGGGCCACCCGCCGCGCACGTATACCGATTCGCCGTCTGCGGTTATTTTCTTCAGCTGGAACTTATCGGGTTCGAGCGCGGCGAGATCGGCGCCGTGGTAATGGTGAGGGATGCCGCGTAGCAGCTGCCGGCGCTTTTCCGCCTGCCGCCGCTCCTCTTCCGCGCGATCTGCGGCCGCCCTGCATATTGGGCAGCGGCGCTGCGTATAGCTATGCGCGCCAAAACCGTAAACTTCCACCGTGAGGGCTACGCCCGGATGTAAGCGGCACGTGGGCTGTGCCTCCGGCGGCGCGGCGATATTAGAGGTGGTTGTATTTGCCGACAGCGTTACGCTCGAATTCATGCAGCCTCCCTTCATCGGTTGATTTTTGTGCCGGGGCCGGATTCGTGCCCCACTTCTCGGCGATAGCTTGCCGGATCTTAAGGTCCCAGTCTTTCCACTTGTGCGCGTTACCTGTAGCTTGTGCGCGCTGGTCCACGATCGCGACGTGGCGGCCCACGACCTCGCCCCCGAACTCCGCGATAAGGGCTTTGAACTGGGTGTCGGTGAGGCGCACCCAGCCGTGCGCGCCGTACTTTTTGGCTCCCTCCGGCTGACCCGCCGCCCCTCGCGCGCCTTCTGTGTTACATACATTTTTTTCTATTAACCCATTGTTTTTAAAACAAGTATTATTAACAGGGGATTCAAGAGAGAGAGTATTCTGATTCTGTGGTTTATCAGAATCAGAATCAAAAGCGCGCTTGGTTTCTAAAAATAACCCAGTGGGTTTTTCTACGGACTGCGTTTCAGAACCCGCTGGATTTTGTTTGGGTTTAATTTCAGAACCCACTGGGCTCTCTTTGGGTTTAATTTCAGAACCCACTGGGTTTTTAGGGCGACCGCCTTTTTTGCTGTTTTCTGCATTTTTGGCGCATAATTCAGCATATTCAACTAATCCCTCTTCGCCGCGCCGGGTGTAATAATTCCCGTCCCCGTCAATTAAAAATTTGTCGAAGACTGCCCTGTTTACACCGCCGCAGACGTGGCGCATTATTTTCTCGGAGAGATGGCCTTTTTCATTCTCCAAGGAGATCAACTGTATGTACATGCCAACCTGGGCATTGGTCATACCAGTGATCCCTACCAAGAAATCGGCGGTGTAGAATTTGATGTAGGCGCGGCGCGGCATGGTTCGGTTATCCCTCCGCGCTTTCTTCGACATCGTCCTCGTCACCGTAGGGGGCCTCTTCGAGATCCTCCGCTACGTCATAATCGCCGCCGTCTTCGCTGTCGTCATCCTCTGCGTCTTCCTCCTCGGCTTTATCCTCCGGGAATACTTCGCAGCCTATGAACTCGGCGAGATCATTGGTATCAAAATCATCAGCTTCAAAGATTGAGGCGATAAGGAACGCCTTGAAGAAATCGCCGTGCGAACAGCCAGCCTTCAACTGCGATATGCGCTTGTTGATGTATTTTGTGAAGAGCGCATTGACGGCAGACTCCAGCTCCCCATCATCGTCTTCGACCGCTATTTTGTTCCACGGGAACATGAAGTCGTGGACGGCGACCGGGCTGAACGACCTCTGGAGCAACTCGCCCACATAGTAATCAGTCCGTCTGATATTCTGATCCATTCGCGCCTTGCGCCTTTCCGCCTGCTCCGCCGCCCCTTCCTCGTTCCGCCTGACCCGCTCCGCCTCCCATGCCTTCATCTCCTTCGGGGACATTAGAGAACTGCCGCCTGTATTGCCGGTAGGGTACTCCTCGGCGAGCTCCGCGGCGGCGGCATTCTCATGGCGTTCCGCAGATTCGAGGGCGCAGGCGATATTCCCCTTGGTGTCGAAGCACTCTTTGTTTGGGCAGGTGCCGTCGGCAGCGTATTCGCGGAACAGGTCGATCTGATCCTTGTACTGGCACTTGGCGCAGGGAGGGTATACCTTCTTGGTCTCCGGGTCTACGTATTTCATTTTCCGGTCGAAAGGAAGGTCGTCGTCGTTTAAGCTGCCGAAGAACCGCTCCGTGAGCTCGTCGGCGAACTGCTTGGCGTTGTAGCCGCCCCGCAGCATCCAGGCATACTCGCCCGCAGCAAACTCTTTAAGGACGCTATCCGGCATGGAACAGAGTATCTGGGCCTTTGTAAGGCTCAGGGTCCCGTCGTCAATCTGTTCCAGCAGGTTCTCCGGCAGGGACAGCAGACGGAGGTAGCGGCTAATATGCTTGGGGGACTTGCCCACGCGCAGCGCGATCTCCTCGACCTTGCAGCCGCGGTCGTCGTGCAGCCGCCTGTATATCTCGGCCTCTTCGGTTGGGAGGAGGTCCTTGCGGTGGATATTCTCCGCCGTCTGCATATCCATCACCTGATCATCGGTCAGGCCGGTGAATATCCGCGACATGGCAGCGCTGCGCTCAGGGTTTCGGGACCGGACTATCTCCAGCGCGAAAAATCTCCTGTGGCCGGCGATGACGTCGAACGTGTCCTGCCCCGTTACTTCGCGCAGCAACAGGGGCGCCTGGAGGCCGGTACGCTCGATGTCGTCCGCCAGTTCCAGTACCTTCGGGTCGCTCTCCGGTGTGATGCGCCCGCGGCGGCTGTTCTTGACGACGCGGATGAGGGAGAGCGGCACAGCTTCGTCAAACCTCCACTTATACCCCACCTGCGCCGGAGGGAGAGCGTCCGGGACGGCCTCGGCGGGCTTGTTTTTAGCCGCTTTACGGGCGGCGGGTTTGCCATTACCGGCGCGGTCTTCCGGCACGTCGGCTACACGGCGCTTCTCGCCGGCCTGAATAGCTTTGACTATTGCGGGATTGAGTTTCCCGATGCCTGTACTTGTTTTCTTTTTAGCCATGATTATACCCTTTCGGTTTTTGGTTTGTTTTTGACTATCTTATTTCTGGCAACCTGCAGCGCCGCCAATGCCGCCCCGGTACGTGTCATCTCAGCGTCGGGGAAGTACAGCCTTTGCGCCGCCATTATACCAAGCTCCTCGCGCGATACAAGTATGAGGTTGTCCACCTCAAAATTGCGGGTGTTGCCGTCCCCGAACATGACAACATGCCCCGTGGGTATTTCACGCCCATGCGCCTTCTCCCATACAACCTGATGCTTAAGCCGCCAGACGTTGGGCTGGGCAACCTTCACGTATACGTACTGCCGCGACTGGCGCCGCGAGTCTACACACTCCGACCCTATAGGCAAAGACCTTATAGCGCAACCCTTTTTGAATCGAAAAGCCTCCAAGTGCGGAGCGGCGCTATTGATCCGCCGGATCTTGTTCCCCTTCTTGAACCCGCCGGGCCTGCCTGCTTTTATTCCAGCTCGTTGGACGGTATTCTTGAATTGCGAGACGGTCAGCCTGACACCGTAACGCTCTGCAAAAAGGGATATTGTCTCCTCGCGGCCGTGAGCTATGAAGGATTCGCGGATAAAGGCGATCTCTTCCGGCGTGTAATAGTGGCGCGATGTGTAGGGGCGCCGTGCTTTAGTTGCCGTCATCGCCCCCCCCAATCTGAGCGTCAATAACCGGACCGCCCAGCTGCGGCGGAAGCTCAATATTGCCGCCGCCGATATTGCTGCGCATTACGGCCACCTTAAGCATAATGTCGTAGCCCTTGAGCAGGGACGTACCAACCGCGACCATCGCGTCGGTGCGGCGGATCTCCCGCTCAAGGTCTACGCCGCTGATCTCCTCGTCCGCGAGCTTTTCGAGCTGGCCGAAGAGCAGGCGGTGCAAACTATTAACCCCTTCTTTCATGAGTGGACCCCCTTCAACAAAGGGCGCGCCGCCGTCGGCCTGGTGCAGGGTAGGGGGTCCATCCCACCCCTGCGCCCCCTGCGGACAGCGCGCCCGAATTTACGTGTTTTGTTTGTGATGCGGTACATCTGGACCCCGCTGTTTTTATAAGTTAAAGGCGGCGCAGACCGTTAAATAGTCCGCGCCAACAATGCTTTCATGAGCCCCGCGTTTTCATCGGACAGCCTACGAACTTGTTCCTCAAGCCGATCCGCCTCCGCCGCGCGATTAACCATCGCCCTCCACAAGGCCGGGTTGACGGGGATTAGGCCGTCGGACGGGTCGGGGACTTCGACAATTTTTGACATGTTATGCCGCCCCCTCTGCCGCCGACGCGCTGAGGACGGCGTCTACCTTGGCAAGTTCTTCCGCCCGCAGGTCCCAGTAGCCGTTGAAGAAACCGACAAGGCGGCTGTAATCAATGCCGGTTTTCCGCGTGATTTCCGCCTTCGTTACCCCGGCTTTTTTCAGCCGTGCGGAATAAATCTGCCAGTTTAACTTTGACATATAAACCCCATATATTATATTGTTTAAGAATTGCCCCCTGTCTAATTGGCATTGGCACAAGGGGCAACAGACACAGCAACAGCTACACCCATAATATACTATTTTTAGAATCAAAAAGCAATAAAAAAATTCTGAAAATAGTAAAATGTGTGTAAGTTGTTGATTTTACTACACATATTTTTTATAGAAAGGAGTTCTTTCTATGGATTATGGGCAAGCGTTGACTGATTTGCGAAAAAAAATGGGGTGGTCGCAGGCTGAATTGGCAGAAAGGCTCGGCATAACCCAAAAGGCAGTTTCTGCGTTAGAGACTGGAGAAAACCGTTCCCCCAACCGTGCCAATGCAGCTAAAATAAACGATTTATTGTGTGAGCAGGGTATAATGCCTCAGCCGTCCGCCAGCCTTGACTCTATTAGCCAACTAATTCAGGCCATAGATGGGTTTACGGCAGGTGCGATGGATGGCGACGTAAACTATAAACACGCCAATCAGGTTTTATTAGCATTCATAAAGTTGCAAGGAGAACATGTTGATAGCCTGCAAGATGAGATTGGTATGCAAAAAGTAGTTATCCACCGCCTAACCGAGGAAAATAACAGGCTGTCTACCGAAAACAAGCGATTATCCACAGCGCAGTACGGGGGCGAAAAAAGCGTCGGTCTCGCGTAATACGTGTGGACGGGCCAATTACTTACGTTGACTTTAACTGAGGTAGTTACTAAGGAGACATAATAAATGAAGTGGCTCATGAGGTTGTTTGGTCTGAAACCGCGACCGGAAGACACTAATTTGGTGCGAGTACCACCAATAAGACGCCCACCCGTCCTCGTCGGCGGGTCAGATGTCCAGTTTTCACGGCGCCAGTCTTCGGCTGACGACAAACCACTCGTTCAGTTTTTGCAATGTCAATCCTCGATTGACGATAAACCATCCGTCCAGTTTTCGCGGCGCAATGATATTCCGCCCCCCAGGGAGCCAGAACCCAGCGAAGCATATACGCTGGATGACGAACAGCGCCATATTTTTGAGCAGATGGAAAGTACGAGTAATTCCATGTTTATTACTGGTAAGGCCGGCACCGGCAAGTCGTATTTACTTAGATACTTCAAAGAACAAACAAAAAAAGACGTTGCGGTTGTGGCGCCGACTGGCCTTGCCGCAATAAATATTGGCGGCCAGACAATACACTCCTTCTTTCAGATCGCGCCCGGGTTGGTAATACCAGAGAAGATTGCGCCATTGGTGGACTGGCCCACCAGTCTCGTGGAGAAGCTCAAAAAAGTAGAAACGGTCGTTATTGATGAGGTTTCCATGGTCCGCGTAGACTTAATGGATGGCATCGACCAAAAACTGCGCATGGTTAATAGGGGCGACCTTCCCTTTGGTGGGAAGCAAATAATAATGATTGGCGACCCGTACCAACTCCCGCCGGTGCTGAGAGACAGGGACGGGAACAACGCAGAGGTTAGGTACTTGAGAGGTAGATACCAAAGTCGTTTTTTCTTCTCCGCACCTTCAGTGAAAGATATTCCGGTTTATGAACTGTCCAATGTTCACAGGCAAGGTAAAGGAGAGTTTCTTGACATTTTGAATAAAACGCGGATTGATCAGGTGACGAATGAGGATTTGGCTATTCTAAACCAGCGGTGTTATAGGGGGCTTAGCGACCAGCATTCGCCAAGACTTGTACCAACAAATAATGCGGCACGTCTCAGAAACGAAGAAAAACTGGACGAGTTGCCGGGCAGAGCGTCAACATACAGGGCTGATATCGTTGGCAAGTATACGCGGGATGAATACCCTGCAGACGAATTTTTGAAGTTAAAAGTAGGGGCGCAGGTTGTGATGCTCGCGAATGACAGGTCACATAGGTGGGTTAATGGAAGCTTGGGGGTGATCACGCGGCTTGGCACAGAAGTTATTGGTGTAAAAATCGGCAAGCTTGAACACAATGTTGAGACGCGCGACTGGGAGAAATTCGAGTATGTCTATGACAAAAAAACCAAGGAGCTTGTGCAAGAGCGGGTTGGCCTATTCCGCCAGTTCCCCATGCGGCTTGCATGGGCAATGACTATACATAGGTCGCAGGGGCAAACCTACGAGTCCGTAGCCATAGACATGGGGTGGAGGGGTGCCTTTGATTTTGGGCAGACATACGTGGCTCTCTCCAGATGTGTTAGCATGGATAATCTACACTTGGTTCGGCGGATTCTGCGCAGAGACATAATGGTACATCCTGCCGTTATGGGCTTCATGGGAGGGGTTGATACGCCAACTATAGACAAGAAGCTGAATAGGCGCACCAGAAGACTCGTGGCGATTGGGGGCTAGGCTTCCGCTCTGTCTGCCGTGAGTTTAATATAGATACATGGAGAACTAATGAAGACCTTTGCATGGACAGTTTTATGGCTTGGCGGCATCGCCCTTTTGATTTTTATCTGGGCGGCCAATGATGGTGGCTGGGTGATTGTTGGTGCCACGGTTACGTTTATTTTGATGAGTGGTGTAGTGTGGCCAGTTTCTTCAGCTAAAAATAGGGCGGCGGCACAAATTGCGAACGCAGAAAAGAGCGTGCTGGATATGCAGCAGTTGGCAAAAGCGGCCAGAGAAAAGCTAAAGAAAGAAAAGGAAGACTGGATAAGCGAACACGAAGCCATTAGGGACAAACTCTTTAAAACTTTAGACAGTAAGCTGGGCGACAAGGAGGCGACATATAAGTGGATAGCCCCCATCATTGCAGACATTAGATTATACCATAGGGATTTACTCCGCCCCGATGACGAATTAGTCAGCCGGGCTCGGTCTTGGGATGCATGCGCAAAACTGGATATTTTAAGAAAAGAGAAGCGAGCGCTCGAAACGGCGAACCGTGAACTTCTCTATGAGATAGAGTATATAAAGACGTTAATGGATGACGATATTGAGGACGACTATGATTATAGCGATGAGGTGGAGGACGCGGACAGCCCGGACTGGTTTCTGACGCAAGAGGAGTACCAAATCCTTTCCGACCGAAAAAAGAACGAGAGGGCACTAGAGTATTATAGGAAGAGAGATAAGAAAAAGTGGGAGATCGGGCGGGACTTTGAGCGCTACATTGGATATATGTACGAGGAAGACGGCTACACTGTTGAATACTTCGGTATTGAAAAGCGGCTTCAGGACATGGGGAGAGACATAATCGCGAAGAGGCGTGGCCGCACCGACATAGTGCAGTGCAAATATTGGTCAAGGAACAAAACTGTACACGAAAAACACATCGCTCAGCTGTACGGCACTACGGCCATGTATAAGATTACGGAGGGTAGGGGGGGAGACGTGCGGGCTGTATTTGTAACTTCCGCCTCGCTGTCGGATACGGCGAGGTTATTTGCTGATAGGCTTGGCATCAAGATAAGGGAAGGGGTAGAGATAGGCGAGTACCCCCTGATAAAGTGTAATATCGGACGAAACGAATATGGAGAGGCGAAGCGAATATACCACCTTCCGATGGACCAGCAGTACGATACTGTTAAAATTGAGAGGGATAAGGGCGAGCGGTACGCCTTCACAGTCGCCGAGGCCGAGGATGCCGGCTTCCGCCGCGCCTACCGTTGGCACGGTGTGGGAGACGGCTGAGGGCTCGGAGGTCCGGTGGGTTGCTGGGGGAGACGGTTGGGGGTTGGGAGGGTCCGGTGGTTCGGTAGGTGAGACGGTTGGGGGCTGGGAGGGTCCGGTGGGGGTTGGGTTAGGTGTCGGCGGATATCCCAACTCGTGGAGGTAGGCAAAATTTGCCGGGCAGGGTCGGGGTAACGGGCTATATTATATAGAATAGGCCTTCCCCCTCGTCGGCGGGGCAGGTGGGCTGGGCGGTCTTGGTGGCCTGTTTTGGGCTAAAACCAGTGATTTTGGGGCCTCTTGACGGTTTTTGCGGGATATTTTCGTTTTTTTGTTTGATTTTTGCCTGTCGCTATAACATATTTAGTAGAAAGGGGTTATCCCTTTGCAGTACGAGCGGGGTCCAACTATCCGCAGTATACGGTTGTTTTTTTGTGGTTAAATAACGTGATTAAGTATAACGTATTTATAAAAACAGATACCTTAAATAATTTTAGGGGGTTTTAATGAACGACAGCCGCGAAGTGGCGGAAGCCTTGGCCGACATTCTTAGTGAGCCGGTAGACTACTACCCCGATGACATGGTTCCGCCGTTTATAGAGTCTCCTCTTGATTCTGCCAAATACGACAACGGGGACATGACTCTTGAGGAGGCGGTTGAGCTCAACGGCGGCCGTTTTTTTATGTGCAACAAGAGCATCCTGACCAACGAATGGTAGCGTAATGGCCAAAAAAGGGTATTATGATTTGCTGTTTGAGGGTGTTATGGAGTCAATTCTGTACAGCATCCCCAATATGTCCCACGCTAAAGCCCTGTGCAGGATAGTTCGGCGCTCAAGGCCGGCGATAATCCGGGGTTATATGGAGATCAACAGCGCTATAAAAATGGAGCACATGAAGGATGCCAAGGTGGTTATTGACCGCCATAAGTGTGCTGCGGCCATTATGGTTGCCTTTGAGAAGCGGCTGATAATTTTACATGAAGATGCCCAGTACGAGCCGTACCGTGAGAGGATAGCCATACACGCGGGGTTATCTGTTATGGGTACGTTTATGCGTGCCGGTGGCGGTGAAATGGCTGCATACCTTGAGAAGTACGGTGGTCTTGCCATGCCGAGCCCGTTGCGTGACGAGGGGTTGTATGAGAAAATTTGGGCTGTTAAGCTGCGCAAGGCGTACCGTGCCGGCGACAGGGATGTTGGGCTTACCGCCCTGTCGCTGTCCAATGAGTTGTTTTTGATGGAAAAACTCACCATAGAGGCGGTTCGAGGCGGAGTGGCTGGTTGATCCGGGTGGGTGGCATTCGTCTATATTATATGGAATGGCTCCCCCCCCTTGCCATCGCCGCGGTGGGCGGTCTTGGTGGCTTGTATTGGACCTTGAACTGCGTTTTTTGGGTGATTTGGGGGCATTGGCGGGTCTTTTTGCCCCGCCGCCCTTGATTTTTAACTGGTTTGATGTTATATTATAGGCAGGGAGTGAGTTATTGCAGTACGAGCGGGGTCCAAAAAACAAGGGGTGCAATATGCCGCCAGTGTTATGTGTTTCAGAAAAACAGGCCGGTCGCAATAGCGCCCTGCTGAAAATGTCGGAGAAACGGCCAGTCGAGAAAAATGCCGGCCGCCCTGATCCGTTGGAGGTTCTCCGGAAGAATCCTGGCGCATTGCTGACCGACGAGCGACTTGATATTTGGCCAGCCCCACCAATCGAAGCTATTTGTGAACCATCCACGGAGGCGAGCGTTGCAGCTGTGGTCAATGCGAGGCTTAGGGAGATAAAAGAGAAAGGAACTGCCTGGCGTTAAAATGCCGTTCAGCTTTGATTTACAACTTTGGCCCAAGTATCTTACCGAGAATGTTGCGCCCATATATGTTGAAGAAGCAGGCAAAGACCTTGTCTTTATCAAGAAAGAGGCGATAGGGCGGGTGACCCAGAGTTTCCCTTCCAGGATGAAATGGGCATGGGAGGCTTCGCGCGTTCACCAAGCATATGCTGGGTATGTGAAGCTCGCACTTTATATTCAACTGCATTTAGAAAATCCCTTGTTCGATTTTTATGTATCCAAATCAGACCAAAGGTTGTCACAAAATGCACAGAAGATTAATGAGCATTACTGTTTCGACATAATGTGCATGGTATTACAAGAACAACTGAAGAGGCCCCTAAACGAAGCCATATTTGAGCCGAACAAGGGTATGTTTCTGTTGGCCCTGACGCATATGATGAAAAATAGTGATCGTTATAAGCAGTATCCTAAATCAACCGCTCGATTTGCGAACATAATATATGAGATAGGGCAGATGTGTTTTAAGTAACTATTTACCCTGCGTGGCTCCAAATCCCCCCCCCCACTTGACAAACTGTACGGATGGTGTACCCTTACCCCCTACCTTTCAAATTATCCCCAATTATCCCCGATTGTACCCACTTTGCAAATTTTGCTTGACAACCTACCCCCTTAAAATTTACCGTTTGACTTTTTTGCGGCGTTATGGTTTATTATGGGTAGGAGGCGCGTATGGCGGCCAAGGCTCAAAAACCTGCGAAAAAGACGTCTGCAACCCCGACACCAAGGAAGCCCCCGGTGAGGTCTGCGGATGATGCGATGTGCGAGAAGCATAAGGCGTTCTGTGAGGAGTACCTCAAGGACCTTAATGCTACCCGCGCGTATCAGGCTTCGCACCCGGGGGCGGTGTCGTACTATGGCGCGGCCGCGTCTGCCTCGAAGCTTCTTAAAAATCCCAAAGTCTCCGCGTATATACAAGAGGTCCTGGCCGCGCTCCGGTCTGAGCGTATTGCCGACGCGAACGAGGTGCTGGAGATGCTGACGTCCACCGCCCGCGGGCTCAGCGAGTCGGAGGTGGTTGTCGTTCTTGGGCAGGGCGAAGGGCGATCTGAGGAAAAGACTGTCAAGAAACTGCCGGATCAGGTTGAGATGACCAAGGCGCAGGAGCTGCTTGGGAAGCGGTACGGGCTATTTAAGGAGTCCGTTAGTGTTGACCATACGAGCGGGGGGCAGCCGCTGCCACCGTTAATTATCCTGCCGGATAACGATTCATATAATCCCGTGGACGTGGACGAGGGGGACAATTGAATGGCGCGTATATGGGTATTAATCATATTGGCGGTGCTTATGGCTACGGCGACCCAGACTGACGCCCGCCCGAGGATTAGCCCGCAGGAGGGCCCGCAGTGGGATTTTTGCAGTTCCAAGGCGGATATAATTATTTACGGCGGCCAGGCCGGCGGCGGCAAGTCTTTTGCCACGGTGCTGCTTGGGGGCCGGTACTATGACCACCCTAAGCACCGAGCCATAATATTTCGCCGGACGCACCCTGAGATTGTCGCGGGCGGCGGCCTCTGGGACACCGCCGGTGAGATTTACCCTGCTATGGGGGGCGTGGGGAAAAACGAGAGCAAGTACGTGTTCCCGTCCGGGGCGCGGGTTGAGTTCTCGCACATGCAGCACGAGAACGACCGCTTCAGGCACCAGGGGGCGCAGTATTCTTTCATAGGGTTCGACGAGCTGCCGACGTTCGAGCGCAGCCAGTTTCTGTACATGATATCCAGACTGCGCCCACCGCCGGGGTTTGACCGCCGCTGCCGGATGGTTGCCACGTGCAACCCGGACGCCGACAGCTGGGTGGTGGAGTTCATTGAGTGGTACATAGACGAGGGCGGCTATCCCATCCCCAAGCATTCGGGTGTCATAAAGTTCTTCACCATAGAGGATAATAAGGTAGTTTGGGTGGACAGGAAGTGGCGTGGCCCAGACGGAGTAAAGCCGTTTAGTTTCACGTTCATATCGGCCTCCGTAGACGACAACCCGGCCCTGCTTGCCCGGGACCCTAATTATAAGCGCAACCTGTACGCCCAAGACCTCGTAACCCGCGAGCGGCTGCTCAAGGGCAACTGGCGGATCAGCTACACGGGCGGGATGTTTGACCCGTCGTGGTTCATTAAGATTCAGGCGTCGCAGCTGCCACAGGGGATTAAGATGTGCCGGTATTGGGACTTTGCGGCGACGGAGGTCAGGGACAATAACGATCCTGACTGGACGTCTGGGGCCTTGCTTGGTACTCATGCCGGGAATACCTATATCATGGACATCGTGCGCTTCCGCGCTACGCCCGGGGAGACGTTGAAGCGTGTGCGGGCGGTGGCGGAGCGGGACGGCCGGCCCGTTATGGTGGCGTGGGAGGAGGAGAAGGCGTCTGCGGGTAAACTTAACTCCCATCACATGATAGGCATGCTGGCGGGGTTTACCTGCAAGCCTGACCCGGTGTCTGGCGATAAGGTTGAGCGCGCGAAGCCCCTTGCCGCCGCCGCGGAGTTTGGGCGGGTGTATATCGTGGAAGGGGAGTGGAACAAGCCTTTCCTTGCCGAGGCCGGGAGCTTCCCCATGAAGAAGCGTGACCAGATAGACAGCGTGGACGGGGCACACAAGATGCTGACGGTTCTCAAGAGGGTATGGCCGGAGTGGTCTGCGGACTATATCCGCGAGCCAGGCCCCCGCGTTGATCTGACGAACCGCGCGGTAATGTTCAAAAATCTGCACGTTGGGGCGGTGGTCTGCGCGCCGGACGGTACGGCGGTTTACGCGGCTGCTGCGTACGACCCCATAGAGAGCTACCTCTGCGTGTACGAGGCCAAGCGGTGGCCCGACATCAACGCGGTACAGATTGCGTCTTACATGACCATGCGCTCGGCGCTACGCGTTGTGCATGGAACCAAGCTGCTCGGCAATGAGGATATGTTTGGAACCCCAGGCCAGCGCGGTATTGCCCAGCTTATAAATAACGAGCTTGGCGCCTTGCAGGTGCCGGTGCGGCTGTCCCGCGCTATGAAGCACGACGAGCCGGGCGCTATAGCGTTTATGGGCCAGATGTTCCAGGACGTGCACGTTGACGTACTGCACGGCGCCGCGGAACTGGGGGTGGCGGTCGCGGGGTGGTGCTATGAGGAGGGCGGCAAGCGTCCTGAGCGCGGGTGCGGGTACGGCGAGGCACTGTGCCTGATCGCGTCGGAGCTCCGTCAGCAGATCGTGGTACTTCGCGAGCGGAAGCGGGCCGATTATGCGGCGGCGCGGCAGCCGGAAAAGTCCGCAGGCGGGTGGATGGCGTCATAATGTCAAAACCTAACGGAGTAAATGTGCCGTCTGCGTACGGTGTGGAGTGGAGGGGGCGGGATGTTCGGGAGGGGATGCATAACTTCCGTGAGAACTTCGGCAAGATATTCCCCCAGCCTGATTGCCGGCGCGGGGATTGTGTGATGTCGAGGTGTCCCGGGCCGGAGAAGTGCGAGAGGGCGTAGTATCTAAACTTTAACCTTTTGGGGGTATGTAATGGAATTGAAGAGCGCATTAATAACACAGAAGTACACGCAGGTAGAACACGAGGATAATTACTCGTACAATGCCCCGCACCACTTCAAGGTTAAGCGGGTAAAGGACGGCGATGTCCTGTGCGAGGTTGACTTCCAAGAGGGGCCGATCAATGAGGTCGGCGTCAATGGCGTCTGTAACGAGGACCTGATCGCTATGGTGATCAGGCGGCTTGAGGGCTTCCAGGACAGCAGCTTCAAATGCCGGGAGAATGCGGTCGCCATTACGAAGTTCGAGGAGGGCTTGATGTGGCTGCGGAAGCGGACGATGGGCCGGGAGGCTCGCGGGGTGGAAGGGACGCACGTAGTGTAATTTTTGCGCGGCGTGGCGCTGCACAGAGTGGTCAGTTTTGAAACATATCGCAGGGAGCGACAGTTCGCAGGCAGGGATGCTTCACCTTGCCGCTGAGGGGGCAGCACCCTCCCCTGCTATAAGAAAGGCGGTGACTGAGTAGCAAGATATTCTTAAAATACGATGAAGCGACACAGAGTTTCCGTCAGGAAGACGGAGGCCTTGTGGTAGTTGCGCGCGAGGACGGCAGCGGGATTGACGTTAGCGGCCTGCCCGATCTTAAAGGTATGCTCGAGGAGAAAGTCGACAAAGTCACCACCGAGGGGGCGTTGCGCGCTTACACCGTATCCGCAGACGGCGAGCAGGGCACTACCGACGTCATAGCTGCCGAGGCCAAACCCGGCAGCATCGCCGCGCGGGACGGCCATGGGCGTATGAAAGCCGCAGATCCCGAGGCAGATAACGATGTCGTCAATAAAAAATGGGCCATTGAAAACGGCGGGATCAAGAACCACAGCAAACTGGAACGCCTTGGGTACGACGAGAGCGGACACGCGGGGTTTGCCAGAGGTACGCCGGACGGCGCGGCTATGGCCCTCGGAGACTTCGAGGCAGGGGATTACATCCCCGCGCGGGCGATTGATCAGGAGCTCGACGCGGAGACCGTGTCTGAAGAATTCCCCGATTGGCTGATATTACAGGAAGACGACGGGGCGATTTGGGATGCACTGCTTAAGGAGACTGCCGCCCGCGAACAGGCGGATGCCGCCGAGGCCGCAGCGCGGGGGCTTGCTGTCGCTTTGGTAGAGTATCTGATAGAAGGCATTAACGCGAAGATACCTAAACAGGCCAACGCCGACAACCAGCTCGCCGATAGAGATTTTGTAAACTCCTCTGTTGAAAATTTAGCCGCCAACGCCGTAACGCCGGACGCGGCCGGCAGCAGGCCGTGGAATAGCTTGGACGAACTCCGGGCGGGGCCGTGGTATCACCGCGGTGAGGACTATACCCCCACCAAGAACGACTACGCCTCGATGATCAACCAAGACCCCGCACTCGGCAGCATAGACCAGCCGTGGCGTGCGCGGCACGATGGTTTGCAGTGGATACCCGATTTTCCCATCAATAACTCTACGCTGACATCCGACCAGCTGGCGGCGGTAAACAGCGGCATTACCGCAAACCTCGTTAATCAGATAGCGCTTAACCTGCTTGCGATAGACGGCATCACCGAAGCCCTCGCCGGCAAGCTCGGCATCACCGCCCAAGCCGCCGACAGCGCGAAGCTCGGGGGGAAGGCGGCAGCGGAGTTTATCCCCGCGACATCGGCGACGTTTGCCGACGATGCTGCGGCGGCATCGGCGTCGGTCAGTAACCCATCCACCCTTATCCTCGCTAATGTATTGGCATAAGGAGACGACCATGGGAAAGAAAAAATTATACCTCGCAGGAAAAGAAGTGATCCCGTACTACGGCGGTAAGCGGGTGCGCGTGTTTTTTGCTGGGGAGGAGTATTCCCCGCCCCCTCCACCCGGCGGCGGGGAGCCTATGGCAGATGGGCCGTGGATTACTGGCTATACGGTAGCTACCCGTACGATATCAGGCGAACGCTTTGGCAATGCCGCGGGCACCGCGTTTGTGTTCGACAGATTACTTAATGATTATGTGGAGGCCGGAGTAGTATCGTGGAGCGATACATCGGTGAAACTTGACGCTGCATGGGATAACAAAAACGGAGACACCGCGGTATATCTTGTTACGCGCTCGGGGGTGCGGGGCTTTGGACATTGTATACCGTACACCGCGGCCCTTACGGGGAGCGTTATACGTGTTACGTATTTGCATCCTACTACCAATGCCGTGATGCAGGGCACGCTTACGGCGTTAGATAATTTATGCGGCACATCCGCAACGAGGACGGTCCGCCTAAACGGTACAAATGTAGCCGCCAATAGGTGGCTGGGGGTGGAGTTCGGGGCCGGGGTGTCGAGCACGTTGTTTAGCGCGGACGGCACCAACGCCCCCGGCGGCGGCGGTGGCGGCGGCAGCGGTGGCGGCAGCGATTTTTTAAGCGGATGCACATCATTTAATCAGCCGCTCAATTTATCTAACTTAACTAGTTTGGGCGGCACAGGAGGCTACGGCACCGGGAGCTGGGGCGGCAGCGGCCCCGGCGGCAGCGGTGGCGGCAACAATTTTCTAAGTGGATGCACATCATTTAATCAGCCGCTCAATTTAGCTAACTTAATCAGTTTGGGCGGTGCAGGCGGTGGGGGTGGCACTGGCACCAGTGCCGCTGACGGCGGCCCCGGCGGCGGCGGAGGCGGCAACAATTTTCTAAGTGGATGCACATCATTTAATCAGTCGCTCAATTTAGCTAACTTAACTAGTTTGGGCGGTGCAGGCGGCAACGGTGGTGGTTGTGGCAGCACCGGTGGCGTCGGCGGCACCGGCGGCAGCGGTGGCGGCAGCGATTTTTTAAGTGGATGCACATCATTTAACTATCCGCTCGATTTAGCTAAACTCACCAGTTTGGGAGGTGCAGGCGGTGGGGGCGTCGCGGGTGGTGGCTTCGTGAGCATCGGCGGCCCCGGCGGAGGTGGAGGCGGCAACAATTTTCTAAGTGGATGCACATCATTTAATCAGTCGCTCAATTTAGCTAACTTAACTAGTTTGGGTGGCAACGGCGGCGCAGGCGGACATGGCGGCCAAGGCAGCGCCGGTGGCGTCGGCACCGGCACCGGCGGCCCCGGCGGCGGCGGAGGCGGCAACAATTTTCTAAGTGGATGCACATCATTTAATAAGCCGCTCAATTTATCTAAATTCACCAGTTTGGGCGGTGCAGGCGGCGCGGGCGGCAGGGGCGCCACCGCCGGGGTAGTCGGCGGCGGCGGCGGCAGCGGCAGCGACGGCGGCAGCGGTGGCGGCAACAATTTTCTAAGTGGATGCACATCATTTAATAAGCCGCTCAATTTAGCTAACTTAATCAGTTTGGGTGGTGCTGCCGGTGGGGGTGGCACTGGCGGCAACGGTGTCAACGGTGTCAACGGCTACCCCGGCGGCAACGGCTTCTTGCGCAACTGCAAATCGTACAACACACGCATTACGCTACCGTCAACGCTAACCGCGCAGATAACCACGTCCGCCACCGCCGAGACGGGGTTCATGTTCGGCTGCGAATCTTTCGTTGCCGGCATTGTTATCAACAGTACCGCCGCGGCCCCACAAAATCGGGGCGGCGTATTAACCGTACCGCAAGATACACCTGCCGCATTACAAGGCGTCCCGCTCTACGGCGCCAACCGCGCGGCATGGCTCACCGCGCTACCCAATGTTACCAGCGGAGCTACCCGCCGCAACCTCAGGGACGGCGGGGCTTCACCGCCGGCGTAGACATGCCGGCGCATATTGTGTAGGAGTTGTAACTAATTATTAATACTGATACAAATAATGAAAGGTGTAGGGGGGATAACATGGTAGACGAACTGAACGCGGCGGCAGCGGCCGCGAAAGGGGTTGATACGATCATCGAACTGGCGGCGCTGGCGATAATAGCGTCGGTGCTGGCGATAGTGGCGATAACGTACCTTGTGCTGGTATCGCGCAAGACGCGCTTGGAGACGGCGGCGCGGGTGGAGTCGCGGAACGCCGAGGTGGTCGAAATCAACAACAATATAGCTTCCGCGCTGAAGGAGGCAAAGGGTGTCGGCAAATCCCTTGACGAACACCTCAGAGATCACGAGAGGCGGGACACCGAGATATTTACGCGCCTCGGAGAGATCGAGAAGAAGCAGGTTGACCGGGACCACTTCGACCGGATGCAGGAGAAGGTGCATAGCATTGAGGTTGTTGTCGTGCAAACGAACACCATGGTGAAAGATATGCGGGACTTCTACGCAGGCCGGGGGCGCGGATAATAATGAAAAAAGTGATAATACTCTCCGGCGGCGGGATCGGCGGGATCATCTCGGCGAAAGCGATGCAGGCCAACGCGGACGATCTGACAGCCCCCGACCTTATCGTCGGGACGTCTGTCGGGTCCATACTCGGGGCGTACCTTGCGCTTGGTAATAGCGCGGATGACTGCGAGCGGGTCTTCACCGGGTCCGCCAAGGTGATTTTCGGTAAAAAGGCATGGTTCCCGCCGTACTACAGCGCGGATAACACTTGTGACTACCTCAACCGTGATGTCTTCCGCGGGGCGCGGGTCAAGGATCTGCACGTGCCGCTGGTGATATCCACCTACGACATGGTGCGCGACAAGACGATTTACCGCAACTCCGACGGCAAGGGCGTCAACCCCGGCATGCTGCTCGCCGAGTTCATACGCCCGTCCTTCTGCGCCCCGATGTACTTCACGGCGGTAACGGTAGGGGAGATGTTACAAGTGCTGACAGACGGCGGGGTGGGGTACAATAATTTCCCCGTAATGCCGGCCTTCGCCGAGGTAAGCAAACGCGGGTGGGATAACAGCCCGCTGATGGTGTATATGTTTGGCACTGGGTTGCTCACGCACAAACAGGCCGACATCGAACGGGAGTTCAAACGGCTGTCCCGCGGGAACTGGTGGACCGAAGTCAAAGAGTATCTGTCGCCCATGCAGGGCGGCGCCGCGCGGAAATCGTCGTACCAGGAGCAAATCGACGCGGCGATGGCGGTGGGGATGTCGGCGGACAACGAAACCGAAGTGCATTACTTCGATGCGAGGATCGAAAAGGAGTACAAGCTCGACAGCTTAGCCGACATGGCGAAGCTTAGCGGGCTGCCGGTTGAAAAATGGTATTGGACAACCTAACCATGAGGAGGCGGGGGATGAAAACAGTAACGCTGGTAAGAAAGATCGGCACGGCCTACGGCACGTTCGGCACGTTGATGATCAACGGGGCTTTTTGGGCCGACACGCTCGAAGAACCGTGGAAGGATAATCAGCGGTCCGTCAGCTGTATCCCGGCGGGCAGGTACATCTGCAAGCTGCAGACGCGGCCGTCTAACGGCAAGCAGGCCTACTACGTGCAGGACGTGCCGGGCCGGACGGGCATACTGATCCACAGAGGGAACACCATCGACGACATCGAGGGGTGCATACTGCTGGGGACGGGGCACGGGATCATCAAAAACAAGTGGGCGGTAATCAACAGCATGGTCACCGTTGAGACATTCGTGTCGCATATGCGCGGCGAGGACTTCGAGCTGGAAATTGTAGATCAGGGTACGCCGGGGTACACACCGGCACAGACCAAAGACTGCGATGACTGCAAGGCCAACGCGGCTGTTAAACTTTTGACGGAATTGGTGAGGGGGGCATAGATGATTACCACCCCCGGCAGCTACAAGGAGCGGATGTCGAGCGATTACGAGTTGGCGCGCAACGTGATCAACGAGGCGGGCCGCGCCGTATCCGCGCGCTCGAATGACCGCAGCCGCTGCAACAAAGCCCGCTCGATGTATTTTGGCGCGAACAGCGGGCAGTGGGACGCCGAGGACCTGAAGGTGCTGTTTGAGCAGGGCCGCCCCGCGACACAGTTTAATGTTATTGGCCCCAAAATAGATGCGCTGGTCGGGTCGCTTGTCTCTGACATACCCGACCTGTCGTGGGCGCCGGTGCAGGGCGAGGGTTCGCATGTTACGGAAGCTATTGCCGAGGCGTATTACTCTGACAAGGAGCTGTTCGACTACGACTCTACCATCAACGACGTGTTCCTTGACGCGATTATCCATTCGGGCTGCGCGTATCTGCATGTTAATAACTGGTATGGTTCCAAGCGCATCCGCCTGAGCCGCGAGGAGCCCGGGCGCGTGGTGTTTGATCCTCGCTGGACGACCAATAACGACCGCGATTGCGAACTCCTGTACAGGTTCCGCTACCTGACGCCCGAGCAGCTCAAAGACGAGTACAGCTTCAAGAGCGACGAGATAGAGCGGCGGATCAGGGAGATGAAGGCCAACCCCCTTGAATTTCCCAGCGGCGGCCGGCAGTCCAAGCAGCACCTTGATAATATAGTGGGGGATGAGTACAAGATCGTTGAGAAGCACTACCTTAAACGCATTAAGGGCAACCGCCTCATTGGCCGCCGCAGGGATGCCCAGCAGTGGGTGGTATTCCCCATCAACCGGGACGAAGCGTATTGCAGTTACTTTGCCGAGCTTAATAATATAGACCCCTTCAGCATAGAAGAGTCGCCCTACGAGGACAGGATGCACTATGTTACCACGGTCTGCGAGTCTCTCCAGATGTCGCTCGTGGAGCATGGCAAGAGCGATGTGCAGGTTAACGGGCTGCCGTTTTACCACCTTACGGCGAAGCGCCAGGGTGGTCAGGATATGGGAATCGTGGAGGATTTGATTGACCTGCAGCAGACGATTAATAAGCGCGAGTCCCTCATTACCGAGATGATCGCCTCGGCGGGCGGCGGGGCGACGTTTTATGATGACGAACTCTTCCTTAAAGCCGGATCCAAAGAAGAGTTCGCGAAAAACAAAAACAGGCCGGGGCATCCGTTCTTTGTCCCCCTGTCGCACTCGCAGCGGCCTTATATGCACTTAGCCAACAATCAGTACCCGGATGCGGCGTTTAATCAGAGCGCGCGCATGCTGAAGGATTTTTTGCCGTTGCTGTCTCGCGCGTCGGACGCGCTGAGCTCTATCACGGAGAGCGGGGACAGCGGTATTTTATTTGAGCGTAAGTTCCAGCTCAACCTTATTACCAACACCGGCTTTAATCGCCGGATGCGTCAGTTTATTAACAACATCGGCGAGGGTTTCTTCTACCAGTGGCAGATTAACAACAGCGGCGCTCCCCATACGGTTGAACTCAAGGGCGGGCGGCGTCTCACCCTCAATCAGCCTGGCGAGGGCGGGGTAGTGCATAATTCCGTTGAGGACCTTCCGCGCTGCAGGGTGGTAGTAACCGAGAACGCGAAATCTCCGACGTTCACGGCACGCCAGCAGGGTTTTGCCGGCGAGATGCTGCGCAACCTCGATCCGTCCGTATCGCCGGAACTGCACGCAATCATGCAGACGACACTAATGAATACGCTCCCGATACAGGCTGACCAGCAGGACAATATTAAGTCGGCGTGCGAGCGCGCGATTATCACCGGGCGGATGATGCAGATGAAGAACATCTCCGCTTTGCAGGTGGCCCTGCAGAGCGATACGCTGCAAGGCCAGCAGATACAGATGTCGCTTGATCAGATGTGGCAGCAGCAGGCGATGGCCCAGCAGCAGCCGATGATAGGCGGCGCGCAGGGGGTTGATCAGGGCGCGTATCCGGTGCAGTTCCCGCCGCCGGAGGAAGAGCAGTATGCGGGCGATCCGAGAGTAAACCATGTAAACACGCCTGAAGCGGCGCAGATATCCGACCTCATACAATCGCCGGGTGGCGGGGGTGGGATGATGCACACACAGCCGGGGATGGCATAGAAACAAGGAGTGCAGTATGGGTACAGAAGTGCAGCAGGAGAATTTGGTGTTCGAGAGCCAGGAGGCGTGGGACGCCGCGGTCGCCGCAGTGGACACGAGAGACCCCGCCTCAGAGGACCAGCTTGAGCGGATACGTAACGCCACTATCGGCGCGAAGGAAGAGGTGCAGGGCGGTACGGCTGACCCGCAGGAGGCGGAGCTCCCACAAGAGCCCGTTGCCGCGGAACAGCAGCCGGCGGCCGAACCTGCGACCGAGCCCGCACCGACGGCGGCCCCTTTTGAGCTTACCCCTGAAAAAATGCGCGAACTCGGCCTTTCCTACAAGAACGCCGAGGAGCTGCTCAAGGGTGCTGCCGAAAAGGAGCGCTATATCGAACTCCAAAAGGAGAAGGAGAGGAAACTTCGCGAGGAATTAGACGCGCTGCGCGCGCAGGCGGCACAACCGCCCGCCCGGCAGACACCGGTCCCGCAGGCTTCCGCGCCTCCCCCTGCCGCCAACAACAGCACTATCACCGTCGAGTCTGCGCGTCAGGCGCTGGCGAACGCCAAGACTAAGATTGCGGACCACAGGGCCAACAAACCCGAAGGCCCCTATGACGTCGATGCGCGCGAGGCCTGGCACGATAAACTGGCCGAACTTATGGAGGAGCAGGCGGAGGCGAACATCCAACTCATTGACCTTGTGTCACAAACCAAGGGCGGGGTGGACGCGTACCATGCACAGATGGACGCGCAGCGCAGGCAGCAGGAGGAAGCCGCCGAAACGCAGCGCCTTCAGCAGGCGCTCGTCAAGGAGCGCGCCGAGATGGACGCCATTGGCAACGACCCGGAGTTTGCGGAGTTCAAGATGTCGAAGCCGTCGGCTGACGTAAGACAGGAGTACGAGAGGTGGGGCGACGACGTGGCGATGCTGTTTTATAGCCGCCCCGCCAAAAACGCGGACGAGGTAAATATCGCGCTCCGCGAGCTCGAACGGCGCTCCCCCGACTTGATGGCGAAGTGCAGGGAGCGCGGGGTGCCCCCCGTGCCCTCTCAGGACGTACAGAGGTATCTGCAGCTCCAGGATATGCTGGACTACCGCGACGGCTATTATATCGACCCCAACACGGGCAGACATGAGCAGCATAAGCGGTATGACCAGGCGAGCGGACAGCTGGTACCTGCCATGCTGCCGGACCTCAAGACGGCGATACAACAGCACCGTCTTGCCACCGGTTTTTATAAGGATAAAGCGAATCAGGACTTCCAGCGCGGCGCGCAGTCTTACGCGGCCGCGATGACGAAGCGCGATCCGTCGGTTACAGAGTTAAACAATCCGTCTACTATGGGGTCGTCGGGCGCGCACGGCGTTGAATGGGCGCAGGGCGTTATTGAGAGGATCAACCCAGAGGAGGCGATACGTAATGCCAGAATGGGCAGTCCGTCCATGCTGGAGGAGATGAACAGGGCCCGTGCCGAGGTTGGCTATGGGCCGATAACAGTCACTTAATTAAGGAGGGATTTTTATTTATGGCTACAAATAATTCAACCAACTCTCAGGGGATAAATGCCCCTGCGCGGCTGCCGGAACAGTCGCGGAAGGTATTCATGGCCAAGGAGCTTCAGGCGAAGACCGCGCTTGATGACTCTATTTACACGACGTCGGTGGGTATCCATACCACCGAAAAAAAGATGTTGCCGGACGCCGTCTTCCTCGACATTGCGGAGGTTGACAAAGAATCATCTTCCGCCACCACCGGACGCATTACGATGGTGTACCCGCTGCGCGAGCCCGGCGTGCTCGGCAGCGACCGGGCGATTGGGCGCGAGGAGACGTTCGAGACGAAGGCCGCCGAAGTGCACTGCAACAATAACCGCAAGGTTATCGTGAACCCCGGCTACGGCAAGGAGGAGATTGAGATGGGTTATCTCGACCTCGTCGAAAAACACAAGGACGGCCTTGCCCAGTGGGCCAAGGACGACTTTGGGCTTGGCTGCCGCCGTGCCCTTGTGGAGACCTACGACCACGTACTGTCTGATCCGCACAATGACGACAGTGCCACGGACACATCGGATATCTGTCAGCCGAGGTGGAACTCCAATGTGTTCGTAGCGGGGATTAAAGGCAACGCCAAATCGCAGCCTCTATACGATCCTAATGTCGCTACCCACACACAGAACATCACCACCGCCATAAAGGGGTTGGGCCAGGCCAACGGCGTTTATGGCCGCATCCTCGACAGCGTGGCGATGGACGAGCTGATTAACTTCGCGACTAAGAAGCGCATTACTCAGCTGTCCCTCCCCGTAAAAGGGGGGAAAGGCTGGGTTCTCACCGTGTCGGACCTGCAGGCCGCGTACATCAGCAACCCCGCGTGGTCCAAGCACAACCTCGGCAGCAGGTGGGTTGACGGGGGGGCAATGCCGGAAAGCGAAAAAATGGGCTGGCCGGGCGTTATCGGTTCGTACCGTTGTCTGCTCATCGTTCAGGACATGATGATGCCGACGCTCAAACTCGGCATTGCAACCGAGACAGGGGCACCTGATCTGCTTGTCGCAAAGTACGTGATGCACGGCGATACGGACAACCGCGACAGGGATGGTTCCGAGGGCGCGCTTGATCTTGCAATTCTGCACGGCAGAGCCGCCCTGTACAAGTGGGAGCCCCAGAAGTGGATGCCGATCAAGGACCAGGAAGACTACGGCAAACGCGTTGGCGCCGGCATCGCCCAGGTTCGCGGTATCGGTATCCCGATCTACAGGTACAACTTGGCGAATCAGGAGGAGGCTAACGGTAAATCCGGGACCGCTTTCGAGCAGTTCTCGAGCGTGCTGGCGATCTGCGGGTTGCCCAGCACTGTCCCGGCATAGCCGTTAGGGGCGTTGGGTGTTTAGTATTAAAGGGCCGCTCTGACTGTACAGAGCGGCCATCAATCACATAAATATTAAAAAGGAGATGTAGAATGAAAGTATCCGGTCTTACCATGAAGAAGATAGTGGCTCGCGCAAAGATGGTGGGGTATGTGTTTATTGAAATAATGTTGCTCAACGATGCGTTCAACCGCGTGCAAGGGGCGCATGTCCTGCGGGCCAGCCGAACAATTGACAGCATAACAAACACTGAGAAGTTTGACTTCTATGTGGATGGCGGCCCGCTCAATTTCACATGGGACGACGACCGCGGCGGGTCGTACTGTCAGGTGCTTGACTGTGCCCATAACCGCCGCTTGCTGCGCGGCCACTATAACAATAAAGGGTTCGAGTTTGCTGATAAGGCGCAGGGCGCGCAGGTTATGGCAGGGGAGCCTGCGCCGGGGATGCCGAACGGGCCCGCATCTCCTCCTCCGGCCAACGAGAACACCGTTAATCCCACTGCAGAGATACTCGCTGAACTTCAAGCGGAGCGCGCGAAGAGCGCGGCGCAGGCGGCTGAGCTTGCCGAACTTAGGAAAGCTATGGGCGATAAAGCGGCAAAACTGCAGGAGATGGCGAACAGGAACAGTACGCCGCCGCCGGTTCAGCCTCCCGCACCGGTCTCTGCCCCTCCGCAGTATCCGGTGAAGACTCCGCCCCCCGGTCCGGGCAGCAAGCCCCCTCGCAAGGGCCCGTCTAACCCGATGGTTGTGAGCGAGGCGAAGTAACCATGACGACCGAAGAATTGGTTGACGAACTGACCGCGCGGTTCACGGGGTGGTCCACGGACGGGCCGCAGGGCGTGCTGCCGTACCTGAGTCAGGCGCAGGATCTTCTGATGGCTTGCGAGAGCCATCAGACCCTCGCGTTTGACGAGAACGGCGATATGCTGACCCTTGAGACCGAGGCCGGCAAGAAACTCTATTCTCTGCCGGATAACATCTGGCGGGTGAGCGGCGTTATGCTCCCGGTTCTCCGAGGGCATCACGGACTTCGCGGTGCCCCCATAACGATCGGCGGCGTTGACTACTGGGCGGTTAAACTGCTTCGGACGCAGGATTATGTATCGCACGATAACCCCGCGAAGGTGATCTTCTCGGAGGATCCGAAAGGGCTGGCGTTCGTCTTGCGGGCTTACGTGCGGCCCAAACCCCTGACATCGACGCGCGTGGCGCACGTTATTCCGCAGCCGCTTGACGGGGCGTACCTGCTGCCCGCCACAGCGATGCTGATTGACGGGGTACAGAACGGCAACGCGGTCGAGGCGCGGCGGGTGATAGAGAAGGAACTGAAGCCGGAGTTTTGGGCGCAGATGAATAAGGGTGAACAGTCAGAGAATATTGAACCCGTAAGAAGGGGGTTTTAAAAGTGCGCAAGACGACCGACCCCAAAGAACGCAAATACCTTGCCGACCGTGAGTTCAATACTTTCGGGCGCGGGGCTATTGAGGACGCCCCTGCCGAGCTTCTGTATGGCAAGGGCGCGATTGCGCAGGGGTTCAACGTCAACTGTTTTAAGGGTTACGTTGAGGGGCGCGCGGGGTCGAAGCTGTTTAGTACGGCGAAGACGCCAATAGCTCTATCGATGGCGAACGAGCACGGCCCTGTGGACGGGACGGTGTATAAGCCGCCACCTATGCCGTCAGACGCACAGGATCCGCGCAGGATTATGTTTGGTCCGTATCTACCGTCGCTGTTTGAGCGTATCCGGTATGTTGAGTGGCCGGACGGCGACCGGGATGTGATCACCCGTATTATCGGGAGCGCCCCCCCGCAGAAGGGCTTTGTGGTTCAGGCGGAGAGCGGCCACCCCCACGGGCCCGCATTGCTTTCCAGCATCAAACTTCGCACGGCGCCGGATATAATGGTTTGGCATAATGAGTTTCAAATATGGGTGCGGTTAGAGAGCGGGCAGCTGAACACTTCTCCGTGGAACATCCCCGAATGGGCGCGGGTGTACCCGTTGGACGATATGGCGAACAGCCCGTTCAGCTGCGGCCGCAGCGCGTTTATAGAGGACCGCACCGGAGGGTTTATCTATAACCGGCGGGATGATTTGGTGTGGTGGCGCAGGACCGGCGGGATATTTCGCTGGATTGCCGACGAGGGCGTTGTGTTCCGTGTGAACAACGACGCGCCGGTACAACGGCCGCAATCTCCCGCGCAAGGCGCGGAGATAGCGCACGAGTACCGGTATCTGATCACCGGTTTGCGTATGCGCGGCAAATCAAGGTTTGACGGGGGCGTTGTGGATTACGAGACGCCGCCGCAGGATGCTTATGGCGTCCATTTTAACTCTTCCCCCATAGGCAAAGACCGTACCGCACAGTTGGTATTAACGCCTCAGCCAGATGTGGACACGCGCACGGTAACGCATCTTGGGGTGTACCGCACGCTTGATTTGCGTGCAGACCCCCGAATAGTAGACGGTACGGAGATGTTTAATATGAGCGACGAGTACGCGCTCGTGGCGGACATCCCCCTGACACCTGTTATAATGGGGCGGTTGGAAGGCAATACGCTCACGGTCACGCAGGGCGCATTGCCGCCGTGGTCCAAGAAGATGTACCTAAAATTTGGCGACTCGGCGGCGTTTGGTTTGTCGGATGTGGCACCAGACGGAAAATCCGCAACAATAGACAGCATAGACAATCCGGGCAACGTGAGCGGTGACGGCGCGATAGCCGCCGGCTGGGCGCAGATAGTCGTAGCCGCCAACGTGGTGACGGAGGCGGGCGATACGCTGCGGATAGACCACAATACAAGCGTATTCGAAGGGCGTGCAGAAGACTTGCTTGGGCGCCCGGTGTTTTTATCGGACGGAGAAGCGTATAGCGTTGTGAGTATCACACGTGCGCCTTACACCGGTGCGTTAATGGTTAAATTGAGCCGCCGCGTAGTTGGCATTGGCGGCGCCGTGCAGTACGCGGCGGCCTTCATGGTTGGTATACCTTCGGCATTTACCGACAATCTCCCCGACGAAATTAGCGATAGCGCCCCCGAGGCCCCGGCGCTGCGCCCGCGCCTGCACACGTGGACCCTAAACACGATGTACCGCAAGCCGTTGCCGGATTGCAATATCGCCGCGGCGATACCGGGCTTCGTGGTTTGCGCGGTTTCCGGCGAAAGTAAACTTTACCATACGCAGGCCGACGAGATGCACGGCCCTGAGTATTGGGGCAGCCACAACCCGTTGCAGACCAATACGCAGATGGCGGACGGTATAGAACACGTAGAGGTGTTTCCTGATGTGGTGGCGGTGTTCGGAGCAAAGACTACGTGGCAGTTTCTGGCGGGGTCATCAAGCGACACCGTGCCGCCCATGCTGCCCAGTATTAATATCGTCGATTATACCATCGGGTGCAAGGAGTACCGCAGCATCCGGCGCATATCCGGCGCGGAGGTTATCCTTGTTACGCGGGAGGCCGAGACGCCGGGGGTGCGGATATTTAACGGGCACCGCTATAGCGACAACCTCCTCGTAGACAATACCCTTGGAATGTCGCGCAATAAGAACCGTATGCGGGCCACAAGAGAGACTGTGGCGGTGTACGGCGAGGAGATCGGGTATATCGCGTGGCGCGCTGAAATAGAGGACGGCGGGGCCGAGAACGAGCATTTAAAGACGCTGACGTCTTATTGCTTCCGTCTTGCGGTGCGGGGCGGGCAGGGCGGCGGGCAGACGGAGTACGGCGGCGAGCGCTGGCTCTGGCCGGATGCCGGCGCGGCGTCTGTAGCGTCGGGTTACGACCCGGACGGCCAACGGCTAATTCTGATCGAAGACGCGCGGACCGGGAACTTTTACAGAATAGGGCTTGCGGAAGTATGGGCAGACAGAGAAGGGGAAAACGGCGGGGAAGGGTACGACATCCCGACGGCCATTACGTTGCCGGCGATAGCGGATGGGTACAAGTGGCAGCGTCACTTAGAGACGCATATAGCTATGCGTCCCTGGATGACTACGTACCGTGGTATACGCGGTTTCACTATGGACGGTTTCAAGATTGCACATCAAGCCTCGCTCAAAATATTCGAGGATGGTGAGGTGGTAGCGGAGGCGTCGGCGCTGCGGGATATAAACCGCAACGGGGATTACGCTTATCTTCAGAAGATAGATGCACGGCGTATTCAAGAGCGGATTGAAACTACAACGTCGGCATATAAAATTTCGCAGGTCGTAACGAAGGTGCAGACGTCTGACCGTGAGGCGTTACCGGGAAACAACGAGGCGTCAACGGTCAAGTATCAGCGCGAGTGGCGGAGGGCGCTTGTATTATTATCGCGCAACCGCCCGTACCCGGCGTATAACCGCGCCGACGGCAACGACGCAACCGGCGGGCCGATACACAAGGCAGACGGGCCGTTTGGCCGCGTGGGCGAGGCGTTTTGGCCGGAGAACTACGCAGGCATTCCCGCCGCGTGGCGGTTGACGCTGAACTTCACGCTGTCTATGTGGGTGCGCCCTCTCGAATCGGGGCGTTTATTTATGGCGTCGGGCGGGTTCCCTATCCCGCCGTCGCGGGGGTTCGGCCTTGAGCTGGAATACGACCGGCCTTCCGGCAGGGTACGCTTTACGCGCGGGGCGGTGATATTGGAAGCGCCGGTGCAGCGCGGAGAGTGGGCGCACATCGCCATAGTTACCGGCTTCGGCAGGGTATCGCTGTACATCAACGGCCACCAGTCGAGCACGACCTCGCGGCGCTTCAGGCTCGCGATGGGCGAGATGCGGATAGGGGACGGCCGCCGTTCCGAGATGTTTGACGTGCGGGTTGTTTGGGCGGCGGTGTCGCCGGAGTCGATACAGGCATACATAGACGCGGTCAGCCGCGGCGGGGAAGGGTGGCTGCCATGAGCGGACGCACAGGCATACCGAAATTACCGGACGCGAAAGACCCGCTGTTTAATGAGCGGATATTGAGCGCGATCAGGGACATATACAACCGCCTCGGCGCTTCAACGGCGCCCGCCAGTGCGCGGCGCCCGCAGGGCCGGGGGACAAACGGAGGGAGAGAAAGATGATAGGTAATCACAAGTGGATAGCCGAGGCGCAGCGGCAGGAGATGGAGCGGCGGCTTCAGCGCCGCGGGATGCCGAGCTACACCCAGCGCCCGCTGTCTGAACGGCAGGGAATCTCGTACACCGGCACGAACCCGGATGGCACGGTTGACAGATCGGCTCCGGCGGGGTTCGGCATGACAGACGGCCAGCCGCACGTCTTCCACCAGGGGGAGGTGCGCGTGCAAACGCCTGAGAATACGCTGTACCTGAACGCCGGCATTGCGCCTCAGGCCGCACCCGAGGCGGTAGGGCGGTTTATGGGGCCGCGCAGGGCGATGGGAGGAATGCCGTCGTTTCAGGCCGGCGGGAATACTATTGGGGCGCCGGAGCAGCCGCCGCCAATACAGCAGCCGGTTCAGCCACAGCAGCAGACGCCAGCACAACAGCAGGCGCAACCGCAGCCCCGCGCGCCTCGATTCGTACAGCCGGCGATTAATGCCGCGCGAAGGGCGCAGCAGTATATCACACAACCGTTGAACTCGCCGAGAATGGCAGGTTTAAGTAAAACGGTTGCCGGTACGGACACGGGCGCACAGCCGGCCCCGCCAACCTCGGCTACCCCCGCGATGGATACCATCAGCAATAACGAGGGAACGACGGGCCAGGTTAAAGAATCGGTTGTCAAAATACCTGAACCCACAATCTTGAACCCGGAACGCGCCGCCAAGCGCAAGTGGTACAATGAAGGGTATCAGGGCGGCGTCAGCCTGGACGAATTGCGGGGGCAGGCTAAAAACCGCCCGTGGCAAACTCAAGACACGGACGAAGTAACGCCGCTCGACCTAAATGCGAACGCGCAGATGGGCCTTGATCTTATTAACAAGCAAGACGTCCCCTCGGTTAGCTACGACCCTAATACAGCCAACCAGTATTTAGATCAGATAAACACGGCTTGGGCGCCGAATAATCTGCGCGGTGCGGAGGGATCGTACCGCATAAACGAACTGCGCAGACAGGCGGCAGAACAACAGGCATATCAGCAGCACATGCAGGCGATGCGCGGTACAGACGCAAACGCGGCGTGGGCGCAGAATGCGATGCTTCAGGCACAGCAGGATCGCGGTATCAACCAGTTCGCGGCAGAATACGCTTTCGCGCAGGATAAAGAAACGCGCAGCCAGTCGTTGGACTTGGCGAGCACGCTTCTCGCATCGGGTGATCCGGGGGGCACGGCGGAAGCTGTTCGGATAATGAAATGGGCTTTCCCCGGATTAGAAACGTCCGCGTTTGAGGGCATGGTGCAGGATGCGACGGCGAGCGAGTTCCTGAAAATGGACGCGCTCGCCGGTACGATGCGTGATAAGTCCGAGGCGGACATCGCCAGCGCGCTGAAGGCGGCTTACGGGAATAAGTATTCTGACGACGTTTACGCAGGGCTCGCGGCGCAGGCGAAACTAACTGAATCGGAACTGCGCATGGCGGAGTACCAGAGGACCGACCCCCGCTGGGTGGAGATTCAGGCGATGCCGAGAGGAACGCCGAAAGAGCGGGATGCCGCAGGGACGGCTGCCTGGGACTGGTGGCTGGACTATACGAATCAGGATAATCTGACCGGCGGCGCTCCGGCCCCTACAGCCCTTGAGATTTTAAATTCGTCCGGCGCCGAAAGAGGTACAGCGGCGCACAGCACCTCGGTAGAAAAATACGCCAATTCGATATTGTACGGCGAGGACGGTACCCGGCGGTTGGCTTCGTCGTTGATGAGCAGCCTATCTGAGATAACGGATGCAGGTTCTCGGGCAGATGTTATTCAGTATTTAGTAGAGAAGGGCGCCGTCAAGGAGCATCCGCTTGAGGAGCGGACAGGAGCCTATAACAAGACTTACGGGTATCCGAAGCTGGATGCGGCACACAAAGACCATAACCTCGTATTGCTAAACGTCAACGGCCAGATGCAGCTTGGCAGGGTTGTTGATATAAGCGAAGCTAAGGCAAACAATAGCGCCAACAAAACCAAGGTCTACACAGTGTTGTTCGAGGACGGTAGGGAAATGGAGTACAACGCCGCCGACAATACCAAAAAAGTAGTGGAAAGGGAGGTTAAATAACCATGACAGAATTAATAACAGGCGGGGCGTCCCTTCTCGGCAATCTGCTGAGCGGGTATTTTCAAAACCGGGCGGCCGATAAGCAGAACGCGCAGCAGTTGAGACTGGCGAATGTCGCCAGAGAAGACCAGCTCGCGCAAAACCGGTTCAACAATAAGCTGGCCGTGGAGGACCGTGAGTTTCGGGACAAAGAAGCGATGTTCGATAAACTGATGGCGCGGAGAAACGCAACGGTGCAAGACCGGCAGCTTTCCGGCCAGCGTACAGATAACCTTATCGCGCGGCGCGCCGCGCTGTTTGGGGGGAGGTAAGATATGAGCTATTACGGATACACGCCGGTACGGAAAGATTACTCCTATATCGCGCAGGCGGGGAAGGATTTGGGCAATGTTGCTGCTGGGGTTGTGGACGAGGTGGCGGCTCGGGGTTCCGAGAGGCGGGCAGGTGATGACATTGCCGGGCAGGTCGGGGCGCTGTCGGAAGATCGCAAGGGCCTTTCAGACGATTTACAAAAGCAATATCTTGGTGCGATGTACGTGGACCAGATTTTTGCGAACGAGGAGCCGGGAGCCGCGTTGAAGGCGGCGCGGGCAATGGCACAGCGGCGCTTTGGCGAGAGCGACGCTAAATATACGGAACGCATGAAGACAGATATCCTTCCGAAGTTTGAGGAGTACCGGAAGCAGCTTGCGGCGGCGAAGCAGGGCGCGGCGAGCCGTGCCGCCACCTCACAGGCTTTATGGGGCGATCGTTCGGCCACAGGGCAACAGCCCGCGCCCGCGAACGATGCCGTTTTGCCGCAGGCCGACGGGCCTCGTGCTGTGCCATTCACAGGCAGTGCTGTCGCCGGACAACAGCCGCTGCCAACAAGCTATGTTGAATCTACGCAGCGGCATAGCGACCCCTCGTTCAAATACCCAACCCCAGCCGGCGATATGCCATCTAATAGCGTGCCCGCCGAACAACCTGCAGCGCCCGCGCCGGTACCCATTAATCAACCGCAGGCCCCGCAGAGCGCGCCGGTTGCGAGTAATACAGGGGTTGATTGGGGAGCTACCCGCGAAAAAGTGATCCGCGGGCTTATAGAGGGATCCATTAGCAAGGAGCATGCTGAGCCCGCCCTGGCATTCATTGACAATGAGATAGCTAAGTTAGACGCGGAGAAAAAGGCGCAGAGAGAAGAGGACAGGGACGACAAAAACCGCACCCATCAGTCGGGCCAAGCCAAGCTAAACCGCGATCATCAGTCGGACCAAGCTAAGCTGAACCGCGAGCATAAGACGAACGAAAACGCGCTGAACCGCACCCATCAGGAGAAACTGGCAGATAAGAAGGCGTCAAAGAAGAGTGGTACAGCGGGGAATAAACCAATGAACGAAGCCCAGACGTTGCAGGCCCTTGAGCGGGCCGAGGCCCGGCGACAGAAACTTAGGGAGGCATATAGGGATGTTTTTGCTATTGCAACCACCGGAAAGGGGAACTACACAGTCACCCGCACAAACGGCACATCGGTGGAGATCAATAAGGACAATGCGGCATCAAAACTGCCCGGCATAATAAGTGATCTCAGAGATGCATACGAGAACGCTGACAGGGTCATGCGAAGACATTTGGAGAATAACCCTTACTATGTTGAAGATTATGAGTTTGACCTTGATGAAGCCATGAAAAAATATTCGCTTCCCACTAAGCAAGTGCAGAAGGTAGATCCAATGGATTACTTCAACACGCTTCCTAAAGATGTGCGGAAAACCATAAGCAGCATGGCCAAGGGCGACAATAACCAAATAGCAAAGTTATTGCGTGATGGTGTTACGGTCAATGGTCGGGCGTACCAACTTAAAGAAGAATAGGATGGTATTAAATGGCAGATAATTTTAATGATTTCCTTCGTCGGTTTGGGGAATACATCGTGTTAACGCCGCCGGCTGAAGACGCCGCGCCGCCTCCGCAGTCTTTAGGCGCAGGCCTCGCTGCCGGCAAGGGCATGAATAACCCTCGCGCGTTTAACCCCCGCGAGAGCGAGCGCCGTGTACTGCAGCAGGCTGGGCTGATGGACGCGCCGCCGCCGGATGCAGATGCGCCATTGCCACCGGAAATTCCGCGTCCTTCGGCCCCAGCGTCATCCACAATGACGCCGTCCCCGCCGCCAGCCACCACTATTACGCCTCGACCGGTCATTGACCCACTGCGCCCACAGGCGCCCTCTGCCCCGGATGTAGAGACTGTGGTTACCGAGATGCGGATGCCCCCGGTGGTAGCCGACCGGTTGGTAATGAGTGATGCCGAGGAGCGCGGGTCCAAATGTTCCTCAGGTTTGTTTGGCCGTGGTATCGACGGTGTGGTCATAGCCGAGACTAACCGCCTCCTCGGCAATGAGGCGCGGCGGCGCGGCGGGGCGATAGAGCAGGGTGCCATTGCATTGCGAGAGGGGATTACCCCTGCGGCGGTGAGTGAGGGGAGCCGCACGGCGGAGAGAATACCCGGTTTCCGGGAGTGGCTTGATGAAACGCGAACAGCGCGTTCGGCAAACCCGTTCCTCCAGCCGCCCGCAGATATGGTCGGCGGGCTAAAGCAGCCGGAGCGCGAGGCGCTGTCGGCTTATATAGCGTATGAGAGCATAGCGCCCCGCGAGGAGCGCGGCGCGGCTGTGAGAGAGGCGGGTATAGCGCGGGCGCGAAAGGCGGACGAAACGGACCCGCTGTTCCTCCGCGCGGACCAATTACAGATGAATCTTGCCGAGATTCGCGATATGCCGAAAAGCGCGCGCCGCTCGGCAGCCTTGGGCAATATAGGCGGTAACGCAGACTTTCTCGTGGCCGACGCGCTTGAGACGGCTATGGACAGCAAGAATGAGTTTGCAAAAGAACGCCTGGACCACGCCCTGAGGATACAGCGAGGCGTTCGCGACGAGATGGGTGACCACTCAAAGAGTATGGAGAATGCCGGGTGGTTTGATAAGATGACGGACGGAATGGCGAACATGCTCCCTCTGATGGTCAAAGGCGGCGCGCTGGATGCCATTCCCGGTATCGGCAGCCTATTATCTTCTGGGATGTGGACCAAACAGGCTATGGGGGCGATGGCCGGCGATGTTGCGATGCATGGCGGGAACCCCGTAGAGGCGGCGGATGGGCTGTTGGCGGCCGCAGTTGGCTATGCGCTTATAGAGAGGCTTCAGGTAAAGCATATCACAAAATTGAGCCAGCCGGCAATGGGGTCTTTCAGAAGACGGTTGGTGACTGCCGGGCTGCGTGCCGGCGGGAAGGTGCCTCAGGAGATTGCGGAAGAGGTAGGCCAGGAAATTATACAGGACGCCGCGGTGCGGAAGGCCCTTGCAGAGCAGGGTATAAACCTCGACCATGTGCCGTTCATGGATATTGTAAGGGCTACATTTGATGAGGCGGGGCCGGGTCTGGCCGGCCTTGTACTCGCCGGTGCCGGCGTGGGCCATGTGCGCGGCGGAATAGCTGGTATGCGTAGCGGGGCGTATGCTCAGGCAGGGCGGGAGGTGCGGGCGCAGAAGGAGCACGCGCAGAACCTCGCGGCAATGCCGGAGACTGGCGTTGATAACGCGGGCGACTTCGCGCAAAATAAGGACATGCAAGGCCAGATGCAGGAGGCGGCACGGCGCGGGCGGGACATATCTAATGAGATAGGCTCTCAGAAGATAGAGTCTGCGTACGACGGGCTGGCTGACGAGGGCGACGCGGCGCATCAGGGCCCGCAGATATTCAATACGCTGCGCGAGAGGCTGGGGGTTGGGCGCGATCCGAACGAGGCTACCCCGCAAGAACTGCGCGCGGAAGAGAGGGAAGCTGCCCATGAAAAATATCGGCAGGAACGTCTCGACAGGCAGTCGAAGTACAAGCGGGAGTTGCGGGAGGCCATGGGGCATGAAGACGCGGAGACGCCGGGGTGGCCGCAGGAGACGCAAGGACCGGCGGCGGCCCAACCTGCAGGTGAACCGGCGGCCCAGCCGCCAACGGAACAGGCCCCCCTCACCGCGGAGCAGAAAGTGGATATTCTCCGGGCCCGCGTCAACGCGCGGGAGGGTGCCATAAGGGTAGTAGACGGCGACACCGTGCGGGACTTGGACGGCACAGAGAGGGATCGCCGTGACCTTCTGGCTGACGTAGCGGAGAGGTTTGGGTTGGAGGTGGTGCCTGTTGAGGTAGATGCCGCCGGTGTTGATACCGACTTCAACGGGGTCTTCGTGAAAGACGACGAACGCCTTGCAAACACAATCTTCATTAATGCCGCCAACCTGCAAAAGGCCCTCAACTGGACGATCGGCCACGAACTCTCCCACTCCATGAGGGAGTCTGACCCGGATCTGACCCGCCAGTTTACCAAGATGGTGCTCGAGGGAATGACCGGAGAAGGGCTGGTGGAACTGGCGCGCATCGCGAAACGCGAGAACTTAGACATATCCGCCGACAAGGTCATGGACGAATTCATTTCCGACCGTTGGGGGGATATCATCTCCGACGAGAAGATGTGGGCCAGCCTCGGGGAGAACCGCCGCAGCGCCTTTAACAGTGTTTTTGGCAGGCTATTGCAAATCATCAATAAGGCATACGCTGCCGCGAGGGAGTTTGCGGGGGCGGAGCAGGGCCGCGCCATCGGCGGTGGGCCGACATCCCAATACGCGACAAACTTAGACAAGATGCGCAAGGCGGTCTACGAGGCAATCGTCGAGCGGTCGCACGGGCTAAACGATGGGAAGCTGGCGGCGGTGGGCACGGTCTTCCGGGAGAGCGGCGGCGGGGCAAGGGCGCAAACGAGCGCAAACGCCGCGCAGGGGGCGCAGTTCTCGGTGAGGCGGGGGGACAGGCGGCAGGATAGCGCAGCGGATCGCCGCACGGTGGATAGACGGCAAGATAGCCGCACTCCGATAGGTCCCGTTTTGGACAGGCATATTGATCGGCAGCGACAGCACGTGACACGGTTTGCGCCGGAGCGCGAAAGGATGATGACCCCGAAACTAAGTGCGGACGCAGAGGCGAACCTGCTGAAATACCCGGAGGGGCAGCGGGAGAGTATGCGGCAGGATAAGATCGCTGAGAAGAAAGAAACGGTACGGGAGTCTGCCGGTTTGGGCGGCCTTGAGGGGTACGAGATACTGCCCCAGCAAATGCTGAAGGATATCTACGAGGAATTACAGGCGAGCAACACCCCATTTATTCTTGAGGCTATGGACATTGGCAATCTCGGCGGCCTGAACGCGCATTTTAAAAACGACCACGGGAAAGCCGACGTTGCGCTGCGCGCCGTCATTGGCGACATTTACGTCAATACGACAAATGAACTCGGTGGTATTATTGGCAAGTTTGGAAGCGATGAATATGTGACGCTGTGGGTTGGCTATAATGATGTTGGTGACGTGAGGTCTATGCGGCGAGACATTGAGCGCAGGATGGGCGAAGAACGAAAAACTCAGGGAATAAACAACATCGTCTACCCCAAACGAATAGAGGGGTACGACGGGTTCCTGAATACGGGTGCGCTTCATACAGCATACGGCCTTATAAAGGGGGACAGCACAACGCCATTCAAAGAAGCGCGGAGTAAGGCGGAGGCTATTGCAGAATACCAAAAAAAGAAAAATCTTGCTGATGTGTCAAAAATTCAAAAAAGTGTTGCAAATCAGAAAAATTTACGCTATAATAAAACTATAGGGAAAGGGGAGACTTATGAGCATGGAAACACGCTGGAAGAGACTGGGAATACCGAAGGGGTCAACGCCGGACGAAGTGGAGGCGATAATCAGCCAGCGCTTCACGAAGGAGGAATGGGCCAGAATAAAACGCGAGGCAGCCGAGGATCTGGCCTACGCATACCCGGAACTCGTGGTGGTGTAGAGGGAGAAAATAACAATGTCCACGAAAACTCACAAAACAGAACTGACTCCTTTGCAGCGAGCAGAGGAGAGGCTCAGGCAGACACGCAGGGCTATGGGGATGACCGAGGCGGAGATCGATCGGTACATTCAAAGGAGGACGAGCGACATCAAGCACATCTTCGACGCGACGTAACCTCCACCGAAAGTTCTGCCGACCAGCGCATAGCCGACCTCGAAAGAGAACTCGCCGCGCTCAAGAAGCAACTCGCCTCCGGCGAACCGCAATCCGCCCCCGCCGCACCCGAACCCGCGCGTCCGCCGCGCCGGGTCCAGTCTACCCCCAAAGACCGCCGAGTCTCTCCATCCGACCGCGCCGCCCGCATAGCCCGCGACGCCCGGATCCAGTTCTCCCGCCGGGAGAACGTGGAGACCACCGCCCCCGGTCCCCAGCCCGCTGACCGGAACCTCGTGGCGCTGCACAACCTTACCCAACCGGAGCTTCTCCGCACCATCCGGCTCGGCGGCTTCCCCATGCCGTCCATAGCCGTTATGAAGAAGGACATGCCGCACGACCGTTACGGCGACACTACGGTCATTTTCGGGCGGGAGACCATAGACCCGGCGGCCAGCCGGGATAACAGGGTTCACGGCGGCGACGCCTGGACGCCGACCTTTCCGCAGATCGGGCACAAGCTCAACCCCCAGATGATACCGAGGCTGCGCGGGCGCATACTCAACCGGCTTCAGTCGGAGGGGCTTGCTGAGCTGGGGCGTACCCTAGCACTTGACAGCGTTAACCTGCAGAATACCCTGAACAGCGGCGGGCAGGAGGGCATTGCGTCTCACTACAGGCGCGAGCCTGGCATGATGGCCGCTTTCCTTCTTGAACGCGGCGAGTCCGTTGACCAGGTTATGACGGAGAAACGTTATGGTAAATACGATAACGAGGTGTACGAGCGGATCATAAGCGAGATACCCGAGGCGGCGCGGGCGTGGAACGAATTGGATGCGAAGGGTAGAGACCGGCTTGAGCCGCGGATTCGTAAGATTATGCACGATTATTTTGTTGGGGCGGGTAAAGACAGGCGCGCCGCGATCTACGAGAAGCCGCTTGATTTCAATCTTATGGACGGCATCCTGGAGGGAGTATTTTATTACAACCGCGGCGGGGCCGGGCAGGAGATTGACACCGTCGAGACTGAGGGGGCGCTGCGCAAGCGGATTGAGGATAACCCTGAACTGGCAAGGGAATACGGCGCGTGGTTAGAAGAAGTATTTGCCGGCGCCGTGGAGAAGAGCGGGGTGCGGAACAGCAAAGGTTTCTTTACCAACATGGGCAACCGCCGCGACTGGGAAGTGCTGCACGATGAAGTTACCCTTGAGAACATTGTTCGGGCCATGCGGTCGGAGAAGCCAAAGGCAAATAACTCTTTCGTGCCGGGGTTGAGTACGGTTGTGGCTGCGGGCACCGAGGACTTCAAGAGCGTTGACGCCATACGCAAGGGCTCTGACCGGCTCCGCCACATGGACGAGGCTGACTACGATAAACTGAACGAGGAGTATAAGAACCGCCTGCTTGGGCTGATCGAGCGCATGAACGAGGGCGGCAGGCTCCGTAGCTTTGACGCGCTGGGTGACGCTTCCGAGGCGGTGGCGGACATGGCGGCGGCTTACGCGAGAAACCCGCGCACGGCACCGACGGCGATAATCCGCAGGCTGACCGAGTTTGAGCAGTACGCCGAATCTAAAATAGAAAACAAGCCCAAACTCGAAAAGGACATAGGCAGGTTACTCTTCAAGCTGAAATCCATGCCCACCGAGTACTTCGAGGCCAAGCCCCGCTGCGCGGTGCGTTTAGACGAGATCAAGGGCGTTATCGTACCCGAAAACACAAACGAGCAGTTGAAGACCGCACTCGAAAGCAACTCCATCCCCTACGTCACCTACGACCCGGCAAAGCCCGGCGCCCGCGCCGAGAAGACGCGGGCATATGTGGAGGATAGAGGGGTAGCGTTTTCACGGCGTTTTGGCCGCGCCGACGAGGCCGGGATCCCAGACGGCCATAGGGAGAGATTCCCGAAATCCGTGCCTGCCGCGCGGAAGCAGTGGGCAGAGAAGGGCGTGCGGAGTTCGTTCTTCAAGCGGTGGTTCGGGGATTGGGTGAAAGACCCAGAGAACGCCAGCAAGGTGGTGGACGAGAACGGCGAGCCGCTGGTGGTGTACCACGGCGGGGCGAAGGACTTCAACGTATTCGATCCTAACAAGGGGGCAATGGGCAGTGCTTTTTGGTTTACCGCAGACAAAGCAGAGGCGCAAGATTACGCAAATGGAAGAGTTAAAGGCGGCGGAGTAATAAAGGAAGCTTATTTAAGCATAAAAAATCCGGCAGATTGGGATTTGTACGACAGATATGGACTTCAACAGTTGCGAGAAAAAGGTTTTGACGGCGTAATATTGAGCGAGGACGGCTCGCCCACAAATTACATTGCTTTTTCCCCCAATCAAATCAAATCCGCCACCGACAACCGCGGTACGTTCGACGGGGCAAACCCGGACATCCGGTTTTCGCGGCGGGAGGGATCCACACGCCAAGATGTTCAAACCAAACTGAACAATCTGCTCGCAGAAAGAGGGACACGCGACGGCCAAGGCGTTAAAATGGTTTTAAAGAATGCCGACGATGGCACCGAAGTGAATCTGACTCGTACATCCATACGAAAAATGACGAGCGATGACGCCGTAAAACTGTCTGTAAAAAGAGGCTTTTCAAGGGAAGAGCATTTTGGGGTTGTGTCCGATATTATCAATTTGTATGAAAAATCGCTTAAAGTTGCCGAGCATCCCGACGAGGGCGGCAATCCCGACCTCGCTGCGGTTCACAGATACGCAGCGCCGACAAACGTCAGGGATGGCAGTATCGCGCTTATAACTGTAAAGGAGAGTACGCAGCACGGGAAGCTGCTGTATAGTGTTGAGGGCATAGAAATAAGAAAGCCCGGTGGCCTAACGAAGGAACTGAGTGATAAATTCACCCACCACGCTTCACTCCGCCCGAGCTTTCGACTCTATGATAATAATATACGTAAATTGGAATCGAAAGTCAATACCCAGCCCAAAAATAATTCTGACGTGGCGTTCTCCCGCCGTTTTGGCCGCGCCGACGAGGCCGGGATCCCAGACGGCCATAGGGAGAGATTCCCGAAATCCGTGCCTGCCGCGCGGAAGCAGTGGGCAGAGAAGGGCGTGCGGAGTTCGTTCTTCAAGCGGTGGTTCGGGGATTGGGTGAAAGACCCAGAGAACGCCAGCAAGGTGGTGAATGAAAATGGCGAGCCGTTAGTGGTGTATCACGGCGCGCGGACACTCGAAGATTTTACCGTATTCAGGCCGGGCAAGATATTCTTCGTAAACAACCGTGACGTGGCGGAGATGTTCCGATCTGACCATGCGTATAAGCTGATTGTGGACGGTGAGGAGCATGGGATATCGGAGAGTACGGCGAACGACATCAAGGCGGTGCTGGAGCCGCATGAAGATTTGGAGTGGGCCACCGGGTGGAATCTACTGGAGGATACAGGAAAGACTACCGAGGACTTCAACGAATTAATCGAAGACGGTGCCCTCCAGACGGGCTTAGACTCCTTTGACGGCGCGAAGGAGATACGGATAGAGCGCAACAATGCCAGCCTTTACGAGGCGTACCTTAATATAAGGAACCCCAAGATAATTGACGCCGGCGGCAGGGGGTGGACCGGTGATATGGAACACAATGAGTGGATCTTTGACGGTGGGCACGATGGCATAATCGTGAAAAACATCGTGGAGGGTGGCCTCGCCGCGGAGATGCCGGACGGCAGTGAGCCCCCGCCGGCCACCAACTACATTGTCAAAAATTCCAACCAAATTAAATCCGCCACCGACAACCGCGGCACGTTCGACGGGGCAAACCCGGACATCCGGTTTTCGCGGCGGGGTGGGGCGGGAAATAATTATATTACTCCTTCGGGCCGGGATGTTTCACAAGCGGGAGCTTCGGGGGAGCGGATGAGTACAGAGATAGATGGATGGGATGGGGTGGCGAACTTGCCGTCTATGGAGGAGGCGCGTAGGAGTGTCCAACATAGCCACAGAGTACATCTTGAAAAAATCTGGGATGCTGCGATAAAGAACAAGGGGGATCACCCATATTCACTTGGCAGCCCTACGCCCCGCCTCCTTGAAGAGATTGGCAGGGTCTTAGGGCGCAAGGTTAATGCGAAACATCAGATCATCACTCTTGGGTATACGCGACACATTAATAAAAGCCACGGCGTGGGCGGCAGATCGGTTGCCGGCCAAGTTCCGGTAACACGAGAGCGTTTTTCGCTCATTCCGGACGTGTTGAAAAATTTTGATACCGTGGAGGTTGGCCACGAAACACGCGGCGGAGACGGGGTTTTGATTCGCAAGAGGTATGCAGATGGTGAGGCCGTACTCGTAGATGTTGTGCCAGTTAAGGGCAATCTTGAAATAAGGAGCTATCGGATAGATAAAGCAAGTGGCCGGGGAAGGCAGCTGTCCAATTACGTCTCCCAAGCCGATGTTAGCCCCGACTACACGTCCGAAACGCACAGAGACACCCCGGCCACTACTAATAATTTACCACATTCCCCGCCAAAAGTCAATACCTTGCCCGAAAATAATTCCGACGTGGCGTTTTCCGAGAGATACGACCTGACCACAGACCAGTACCGCGAGCGCGATCGTGACCCGCGCTGGGCGGTAGCGGCTGCCGTGCAGGGGATATTGGCGGACGAGGGCATCACATTACCGGGCTGGGGCGGTGAGCTGTCTGCCTCGCCCGGCCCCGCCGGGCTCTTTACCTTCGCCGGCGCGGTGCAGAACTGGGGGCGGGCGCGTACCGACGAGGGCAGGAAGAAGTGGGCCCGGGCGGAAGAGCGGCTTATGGACTGGGTCCACGAGCACCCGGACGTGGTGGCGGCAGCCGGATTTTCGGAGGCGCTCGATACGACGTTTGGCCGCGACGACCGCTTTAACCTGCGCGACCTCGTCGACGCCATACCGGAATGGCTGGCGGACTTCAACGCCGGCAGGTTCCAGCCCGGGGATGGCGAGATAAACACAAATAACCCTGACGGGGCTTCATCACAGATTGACCGCATAGAGGCCGATGTTCGGGGCGAAGGCGGCGCCGGCAGTGCCTCCGGTTCAGATGCGTCTGGCGGCCTGCGGGCAAGGTTTGATGCTACGCCGACGGTTTGGGTGTCGGGCAAAGAGATGTTTGACTTTGCCGAGCCCCTTGATATGCGGGCGATTCGCACCAAAACTATTGAGTGGATGGCCGAACAGGGATATTTTCGCAATGACTATAAAAATGCCGATGCTGGGTGGGACAACATTCATATAACGGCACGCGGGGCAAACAATAGCCTGCAGCACGGCGCCGGGCCCGAAAAGATACAGTCTTTTGCGGCCCTGCCCAGAGTAATCAAAAGCGGCGTCCTTATTAAGACCAAGCCCGGTAAGAGCCATCAGTCTGATATGAAAGAGCACATTTTTGCCGCGAAACTCGATATCGGCAATAAGCCCATGCTGGTTGGGTTTGTTATCAAGGAGGACTCGAACGGGAAACGCTTTTATGACCACGAAATGACGAGTATAATAAGCCTTGGCGAGGTTCCATCACAGGTCGGTGCTGATGGGCCTAATACCCAAAACGCGGTCCGCCCCCGTCAAGGCTCTATTCTTAATATACTAAAAGAAAGTCTAGGTGTCAATATCTTAAATGAAAATAATTATAATCAAAATGCGAATGTTCCTAAATCACGGCCTTGGAACGAGGAGGAGAGAGGGTCTTGGAGGGAGGACGAGTGGGATGAGTGGGAGCGGCGGCAGAGATGGGAGAGGGACATTAGGCGGGACGTGCGCAGAGAGGAGCGTAAAAAGAAGAAGGAACAGGAACAGGAGCAGGAATCCCGACAGAAAAAGATGAGGAGGGATCTGAGGGAGGAGATTCGGGAGGGAAATAAGGAGAGAAAGCGGGCGCGAAGTGCGCGGGTTCAGGAACAGAGAAGGCAGAGGCGGGAGGCGGACGCCTTTGTTGACGAGGCGCTGCGCGCAGTGCGCGCTCAAGACAGGGCGAGGAGTTCCAGGTCCTCTTCGGTGGATCAGCAAGCGCACGCGGAGATTGACGCGTTTCTTCGGGAGACAATGGGTGTAGACGATAGGATGGTGAGGGACTTCCGCAGGGCACGCATGATAATAGAGAGGCGGGCTACCCTCAACGAGATTGACTATAATAGCCTTAATCTGAGCGAGACCCAAAAGGCGCAGTATAAAGAGTGGGTTGACGGCCAGCCCGGCTCCGAAATGCCACAGGCCATTTTGGACCGCTACGACGAATTATACAATGCCGTCGTGGCCGGAAGGACTGCGGATGAAATCGCGCAGCTACGCGACAAACTCAAGAGTATCACAGCGGCCGGGCGCGTAAGGGTGTCGCTGAACCGTATGCTTGAGCTGATGGACAGGTCGGAGCAGGTACATGAAATGTTGAAACAGGTTGGCGCAATCTTTGGCCGCGACCCCACACCTGAGGAGAAAAAGGCCGGCAAGTTCAGGGTGGATATACGGTACGTCCACCACCAAAAGGCAGACGATCGCGACAAGGGGGCAGTTACGCGCGTCCGGCAGTCTTTGAAAGAGTGGGCTGTCGAGATTGACTATGAAAGCCTGTCGCCGGAAACGATTATTCGGATATGGGACGGGTCTATGGGTAAGAGCGACGAAGCTATTGAGTCATCTCCGTTTTTTAAAAATATTTTTGGCAAGATACTCAACTGCTGGACCGCGCGCCTCACTAATCTGGAGCGGGCCACAGAGCGCTTTAACGAGTGCATGCGCCCCATTGCCGGCCTTATGGATAAAAAGGCGGAGAAGGAGTTTCGGGAAGACCTTGAATTTCTTGAAAAGAAGCCGGCGGGGCCTGAGCGCGACAAGGCGATCAGGAAACTCCACGAGAAGCGCGACAGGGCGATAGGCAAATTCATCAACGATAAAAGGTCGCAGGTGCTGGTAACGGTGCCGATTGAGGACCGGGCCGGGGCGACATCTGACAAGAAAATTACCATTGACGAGGCGATGTTCGTCTACGCGCACTCACAGAACGAGGACGGCAGGACACACCTTCGGGGGGCTTTGGATGATGACGGTGAACGGGTTGGGGGCTCTTACGGTTCCGGCTACTACCCGTCGATGGACGCGATTATAGATGCTCTTCCTGAGGAGTTCAAACAGGCGGTGGATAATGTGATAGACTACTTTGACAATGAGCAGTACCCGCGGGTTAATCCGGTTTTTGCCCGTGAGCACCTTATAGACATGCTCAAGTCTGACCGCTATGTGCCGATGCGGAACCTTGAGATGGAGGGCAAGAGCATAGCGGAGGTGCTTAAAATGGAGGACAGCCTGCGCCGCGCTTCCCTCAAAAAGGGGGCGACTAAGGGGCGCGTTGGGTCTGACCTGGCGTTTGCCAACCCCAGCTTCTTCGGCACGGTTATTCCGGCGATCAGGGAGGTTGAGCACTACATTGCGTTCAACGACGCTGTGCGGGATATAAACGGGCTTTTAGGTGACGATAACCTGCGGCGGGCGTTGGAGCAGAAGCACCCGGAGGGGCTGCGGATGGTTGAGGAGTGGATAGTTGATACCGCCTCCGACAAGACCCCGCCCCCAAAGGATGTCATAAGCAAGTTCGCCGCCAAACTGAAAGGCCTCTACACGGTGGGTGTTTTGGGCTTCAATTTTCTTACGACGGTAAAGCAACTGGACTCGTGGACGCAGGGTATGGCTCGGATCAGCGGCGGGTGGTGGCGTGTGCCGAGTGTTCTTTTGCGGGCGCCGTCTCAGTTTCATAGCGTGTGGGCTCTGGCGCAAAACAACTCTGTAATGATGCGGCACCGCGCTCGCGATATTGAGCGCGGGCTTACTGAGATGGCCGGGCACCCGGATTTCACCCGCGAAATAGAACTGCGGCTTGGCAAGCGCGGCATAGAGATCGACGTTGCCGGGGCGGTGGCGATGTGGCGGCAGGCGGCCATGTGGACGATTCAGACGGCGGATATGATAGTTACGACATCGCTATGGGTCGCGAAGTTTGAGTCGCGATTTAACGAACTGTACGCCCTCCAGCGGAAGAAGGGAATGCCGGAGGAGGAGGCGCGGGATTGGGCACGCAAGGCGGCCAGCGTCTCGGCAGACGCGCTGATCAGGCGGACGCAGCCGATGTTTGACAAGGTTGTTGCGCCCAAGAGCCTGCGATCCGGCAACCCACTTGTACGCATGTTTGGGATGTTCATCAACCAGCAGAACAAGAACTGGAATAACCTGCATGACACGCTTATGGGGCTTCATAACCGCGGCTTACTGAAGACGGCCATCCTTGGCGCTATGACGCATGTGGTGCCAGGTATAATCTTTTATACGTTAAGCTCGGGGCGGGTATCGCTGGATACCGGGGATGATGAATGGGAAGATGCTTGGAAGGCGATGTGGCGCAGTGACTGGGGGGACGCAGCGCAGCGTGCCGCCGGGGCGGCAGAGAACTACAACATACTGAACAATCCACTCAACCCCCTCAAGTGGAATGTTCCCATAGAGGAGTGGATAGATACGATGGCGGAGAACAACTTTGCCGGGGTGCCGGGCTTCGGGCTCATCCCGATTGCGGCGGTGCGCGCGGGTACAAACTATATAAGGGTGGCGCGCGGCCGGGCGGCGAACTGGAGCCCGGCGGTCAGCCTAAGCCCTGTCACAGATATGGCCAGTAAGGGGGTTGGTTTAGCGCGTAACGCCGGACGCCAAGCAATTGAAAAGGACTTGATGGACGCCGCAAAACTTGGTTCACAGGCGGCCGGCCTCCCCGCTTGGATTCAGGCCAACCGTATCATCAATGCCTTAGAGGCCGAAGACTGGCGGCGCCTCATCTGGTCCAGGAACGCGCTCAAGGACAAGGGGGTGTTTGCCAATATGGCCCTGATGGCGAATGGTCAAGTGGGCGCGGTTGACCCCAAAACCGGAAAGTGGAAAGACGGCCCGTTTGACAAATTTCTGAGGTGGTACAGAGACCTCGACCGCCCGGAGCAGGAAAGGTTTGATAGGTACTATAACAATGTATTGGATGAAAAGGCTGATGAGGACCAGGAGTCGGAGTATAAACTTGTCCGGGCCTATGATGGTTCGGAGAACCCTCTACAGCGCAGATGGGCTAAGAATCGGCAAGCCCTTTGGGGTGTAGAGGGTCGGCGATCCTACGATGAATGGGAGGATAAGCAGGCGACCGATCGAGAGGGGAGGATGGACGCAAAGGAGGCGGCCAACCAATTCCTTGAGAAGGTTATTAGTAATAGGGGGTCGGTCACGACAAAATAATAGACCGATGTGTCGGGGCGGTAGGGGAGAAGCGCCCTGCTAGTCCCGCAAACCCCGCCTAAAATCATTGTCAACATCATGCGTTGACAATGTCTATTTTATATAAAATAGTGGCCTTGTCTAATTATTGTCTAATCCGTACACGTGTTTAAACGCATTTTAACAGGTATTGGAGTTAAAGAAAATATTATCTCTAAGTGTATATCTATGGCAAAATCAGCGTTTTATGAGTTGCGATAAAAGTATATTGAATTAGTGGGTACTTGAATGGGGTTCAGGTGGTCGGGGGTTCAAATCCCTCCACTCCGATTTATCTAACTCGCTGTAATTTAATAAGTTACACCCGCTATTACTTAGCAAAACCAACGATACAAAACCGCGCTGTCCGCTCATTGTCCGCTGAAAAATCCTTTAACTGGCCTTTTTTGACGCCGCCACGGGCGCATGCCTTTATCACCGCATGCGTCTGCACCGGCGCGCCGTTCGCCCCAACGAATACCTCACGGTACTGGCTGAGGGTTGGGTGATCCGGTGGGCGGAATAGTATCTCCCTTGCCATCGGCGTGGTGGACTGGCTTGCGGCGTCTTGGCGCCCTGTTTTTTGGCTCAAACCAGTGATTTTGGGGTCTCTTGACGGTTTTTGTGGGATATTTTCGTTTTTTTGTTTGATTTTTGCCTGTCGCTATAACATATTTAGTAAAAAGGGGTTATCCCTTTGTGGTATTCCCCTGCCAAAATAGACACCCAAGTTTAAGTTACATTTTTGATAAAATACTCATCCGCCTTTACCGGAGTCAAAAAGTTTATACTTCCGTGTTTTCTTTTTCTGTTGTAATAGCATTCGATGTAATCGAAGCTCTTCCGCCATACGTCCACGACATCAGTAAATTTACAATGGTAGGCCAATTCGGCAATGGCATGGAAAAATACCCCGGCCCCTTGATTCCCCGCCACCCATAATTCTATAATAGGATATGCCCCCGCACCCACCGCAAAGGTCGGTATAAGCGGGGGGGAACCTTTGACGGGGAGCTGTGACGTGGTCTTGAGTGTGCTTGTAGCAGCCTTGGCGGCGGCGTTGGTGTCCCTCTCCGTGGGTACGGTTAGGGCGCGTGGGTTTGTTGCCGCAGTTATGTTATATAAATCATATAAGTCAGGCAACTTAACTCATTGCAAATCAATGACTTATACCCTGTACCCCCCCCCCCCCCCCCCCCATTTATTTGCCTTATAGAGGCCCGTTTAAGGCCCTTAGAAGCTCTATATACAAAAAATACCTTTTTTACTACCCCCAAAAACCAAGTGCGCTTAAAGAGCCTGAAAAGGCCCTTTACGACCACGTCTCAAAAGACAGGAGTTTGTAAATGCTCAAGAAAGCGTCGTTGATTTTTACGATGATTGCACTGCTCACCGCAACCACAACCGCCCAAGACCTGCCGCCCATAGCGGTGTACGTTACCGGCGACGTTGCCGAAAACGAGAAAAAAGCGTTCGGCACAATCATGCTGTCTACCCTCGTCAACAGCGGGAAGTACCGGGGCATCGAACGCTCCGAATCGTTCCTCGCCGAGGTAGACAAAGAACACATCAAACAGCGCAGCGGGGCTATTGACGACAGCCAAATCAGCGCGTTGGGAAAACAGTTCGGCGTTAAGTACATC